GCATAATTACCAACTGTGGTAGCTGCTAAATAACGCCTTCCAACCGACAGCGCAGTCGGTGTAGTGCGTGCTATGGACGCATTAGGCGGCATATAGTTATCGTATGTTATAGTTGCATATCCACTCCCGCCGCCATGTCTTGATATAATTCCTTCTGCCAATTATCTCACCACCTTGATTTGTATTGGCAAACTAACAGTAGGTTTATCAGTAGCATATAGTGTAATAGAATTAGCCGCTGTTGTCACACGATAAATATAGCCCCATGCCTCTATACGCGCCTCATCGGTAGCATATGTGCCGCTCATAACAACATCAATTATAGGGGTATCAGTAGCTAATATGCCTGTTACGGTTTGCGTTTTTGTATATGGTGCGGCGCTTCCATTCCATGTAGTATCAAGTGTAGTAGTATACACTACAGTTGTAGCTGCACCTATATCCGCAGGAGATAACGCATCTGTACCACCCGTAGCATGATTAGACACATGGTTAAAATCGGTTATCTGTGCGCGCGTATGGGTGTGAACACTTAAAGCATGACCACTATGAGGGGCAGCCGCATCAATATGTGTTTTTGCATTAGTAAGCGTTGTATCAGGAGCATCCCACCAATTAGTTTTTCCAGTTATAGATTTAATGCGATTGGTTAACCAGCTTAATATTTGTAATAATGTACCGTTTCCAGGACTAGACGGCGATTGCGTTTGGTTAGGAGACAATACTTCCAAACTAGACACCAATTCAGTAATCGAACCAGCAGTTGGCCTATTTTCTACTATAGTTCCGTTATTATGACTACTTGCTGTTGTATTTTCAACAGCACGTGTAACAGTTAAAGTATTAGCATTAACACCTGTTACTTCCATAATTTCGTCGTCAATAGAAATTCTAAATGGGGGTGAAGGGAAAGCCGATGCATCAGATATAGCAAAACTAGTAGCGGTGTTCGTTATATTTTGTGTAAGAATTGTGCGCGCATTGTTAGCAGCGTTTAATCTTGACATAATTTGCCACCTCTAGTCTATACTGATTGTTAACTGCCCGGCAGGTATAATCAACTGATCGGAGGCTAATATTACTTTACTGACTGCTAGTGGACCATAATACAATAAATTACCACCTGTTGCAGCGTCACGAATACCAACATATGCCACAGTTCCCCAGTCGGCAGTAGCTAATGGAAACACAATATCCGCACTATTACTTACTGCACCATTTGACGGGGCGCTAAATGTAGTACTTTTTCGCGTATACCCGCCACCACTAATCTCTGTCCCCGTGTCTGTTTCGTTAGGATTAGTAGAATATAATGCTACATATACTGTCGTAGGTGGTGTATATGCGACATTGCGTAAAGTCAAATTCAGTATTTTCTCTTCTAAATAATTACTCATTCCAGCCATAATATCAATTCCTTTCTAAATCCATTGTTCTGTATACTCAATAGTAACATTTTGTGGTGATACACCTGTAATATTAACATCATTATCACCAAGGCGTAGTTGTATAAAATCCCCATTAATATCTTTTAAAACATTTCCACCAGCGACTTTAGCTGTCATTTTGTCTGTATCAATTATTAATGTTTGCACATCACTTAAGGTAGCATTATAAGTGATGCTCTGATCACCAACAGTAATTGTCACAGGTTGAGATGTTGGGCCTGTTACGTTAATAATTATAGGACATTCTATATTACCACTATTAGTAATTACACCGTTACCAACATGCGTTTTAACTGTTGTTGATTTAATGTAAGGATCACTCATTTTAAGCGGTACAGTAAAATCAAGCGCATGTGGATATTGTATTGAATCCATTTGTCCACTATACTTTATATAATAAACCTTGTCTAAATCATCACTAAACACTAGCGGTTGCGGACCGTTTTTAGGCGTGAAGTATTGCACAAGTTTACGTTTAAAGGCATCACGTAGTTCTGGGGCAATATCAATAACACAGTGCAACTCTAAAATTCTAGAATCTAATCCCGTTCCCGCATCATATTCGCCATCTACTAGTGGTACACTTTCCGTATAATCACGCGTTCTTGGCAATAATTCAACCCGCGTATCACGTGTTACGATCGCACCAAGCGGCTGCAAAACATTATTGCCATCTACATAAAATACAGTTTTTACAGGCTGGTTTATAGTATCAACACCATGACCGTTATCGCTAAAACTTCCTTCATATAACCCTAACACATTATCAAAATTAAGTTTAGCAGTAGTATATTCGTCTATTGGTAGTGGCTGACCACTTGCATACGCAGCAGCGATTTCAGCATCAGTGCGTGCTATATTGGATATACGGAGGTCATCATGTTTAAACATACCGTTTGAATTACTACCAACAAATAATCGTGTAATATTGATATCACTATATGTCGACTGTGTTAGGTATGATCCATCTAAATATAATCGTACAAAATTATTCGTTTTTGACCATGTAAAGGCAACATGATGCCATTCGCCAATATTCCATGTTAAATTATCGAGTCCAGCCAACCAATGATTATTAAATACTAATTGATACATATCGCCATCATTTATATATAATAAGAACCCGCCATTCACATGATTTGGAACCGTCATAATTAACGCTTTATCGCCTTGACCTGCATTCAATCCAGTAGGTAATGGCTGTAATTTGTACAATGGAGATATCCATTGTTCTATCGTACCTTCAGACGAATTGATTGTATTACTTGGTATCTCTAAAACTTCACTAGCACGTACAGCTTGTGTTGTACTGTCATTCACATATATTACCGATGTAGCATATGGTTTTGCTTCAAACTGTATATCATCCCAATAGCCATCGCTAACACCATTTAATGTACTGTATATTCTTATTCTAGCCTGTGTAGTATTCGCTGGTGATGTCGCTGTAACAGCCTTACGTGTCCATACTGTTTCCGCAAAAGGTATTACGTATGGCGCTAATACATTGTTCCCACTGTCTAAAAAATCAATAGACATATATTGCGTACCACTGACTATTTTACAAAATGCAGATAACGTATATTTGGTATCAGCTGTTGCTGCTACAGTTTGTGATATTGTGGCCGATATAGTGTTACTGGTATCGTTAATACGTATAGCATAACTGCCAAAGTGTTTTTCGGTAGATTGAACTGTAACAGCACCACTTACAATCCACGCATTAGTATTGCCAGTTTCAAAACTAGCATTTTTGATTAAGTTTTTTGTTCCTTCTTCGATTAAAATAGGCATTTTCTCACCTGCCTTTGTCGATAAAATTATTTTATTAACACAAAAGATTTCAAGTTGTAAGAATGGCTTGAAATAGCCATTTTATAGCACGAATTTCACGATAAAATCGTTATTTTATAATGTAATTTCAACGTCGGCCATCTGACGCGCCTTGAGTATAGCATCTACTCTCTCCCAAAAAACTGCTATATGATTAGCAACCGCCGCTTGCAGACTTGCTTCATCGGTGAATTCGCTTGCTTCTATGCGGATAGGCTCGGTGAAATATATTTCTGTTTCATCATCGCTTTTTACAATGGCGGTGCTGTTGAGAGCGCCTGTTGAATCTGCTGTGAACGGGTTAGGGTCAAATATTATTTTCATGATTATCACCTTTCTAATCTATTAATTGTAATGATACGTCGTCAAAGTAAGCGGTACACGTCCCATATGTGCCTAGCAGCGGCTGAACATAATACGTATTCGCGTCTGTAGTAAATATATTTTCGACCACTTGATTATCCGACGTGGGCTTAACAACATTTCCCAGCACAGTGCTATTATATAATAGTAAATCTTTAAATGCAGGTTGTAGATATGGCGTATTATTGCCGTCGACATATCCGCTTAATCTAGCCTTTAGTTTGTACGTATTGTTAGGCAAAACTTTAATTGAGTATGTTCCTTCTTGCCTTGCCGCTTCAACAGCAACACCACTTGCTTCTGTAGCTATGCGTTTTATTCTGCCATTCTCATAAACAGAGCCATTCTTAAGATTCCATGCAGTGCTCCCATTATCAAACCCACCATTTACCACCATCTCGGCGTTCATATTGTCGAATATGGCATTCGCTGCCTCCACTGTGGTAATAACATTGTTTCGGTACAATGTTACACTTTCAATGAATGAATTGCTTTCCAATCCAACTGTATTCAACGATAGCGTATTAAATCCAGCTATGGATGGTTGTGTAGTTGCTGTTGCGCTTATTGTAGTTCCGTTGTTCAATCTAGCATATAAATACGTATTATTACCAGCACGTGTTAATACTATCTTAATGATCTTGTATCTAGCATGCTGTATTGCCGGTAGCTCAACATATGTCCATGTGCTACCTATTCTTTGTGCTGCTTGGATAATGCCACCGTTATTTTCCAATATACGTATTTCTGAATTTAAGCTTGACAGCCGCATCCATACAGCACCGCCTGATGGTACATTAGTATACTCAAAGTTTGGCGCAACCGCAAATGATATGCTAAATGTATCAGACAGTGGCTCAATAGCTAATCCTTGAGCATCAGCAGCTCTAGGTAAATCTGTAAACGTACTGCATGTGTTAGCGGATTCAAATTGAACATTTCTATACCATACCGTGCCAGCATCTCCAGCAGTGCTAGCACGTGCACGCAAAACTATTCGTGCTTTAGCTGCGTTTGAAGGTGGCGTTATGTTTTCAGTTCGATGTAATTTCCAATATGTGGTGGGGTCTTGAAGGCTCAGGGTGCTTTGGCTTATAACAGCGTCAGATATATCAAGCCACGTTATATATATATTGTTTTTGAATGTGCCTGCCAAAACGATACCGCGCGAAAGTACCTGAAAACTATATACTGTGGACGGAGATACTGTAATAATGGGGGTGCTTATAGCAGCAGTACCTACAGCAGTGCTTGCTGTAATATCTATTTTTTGTGCGTTATCATCAATTGAAAATACAGCTGTTATGCCAGCATCGTACCACGACGTAAAGCCATCAACGCGACCGTTTCCATCACTATCTGTATTCATTTTACTTGAAAATACTGGCGTACAAGCTCTTTCAATTAAAACTGCCATTATCTCACTTCCTCAATAAAATCAATATTTTAGGTTGCATTTTTTGTACCTAGAGACCAATAACGTGGTATATTACTATTGACCAATGTATAGTCAATGTTATACGCCTCGCTATTACGGGAATATATCATGTTTAAATCGCTAACAATGTCTGTCAAATTGGATTGTAACGGTAAGATTGGATAATCGGGTAAATTAGGTATTATGATTTGAACACCAATTGGTGCATTCCCAAAATATTCAGTACGCGTTTCAATAGCCAGATAGGACAGAGTAGCATCGCCTGACAATGCATAACTTACTGTATTAACACCACTAACAACCGCAGGATAATTACCACTAATAGTGCTGCTAACAAAGTTTTTCTCTACTTTTTGCCTTATACAATCAATAGTTACTATATCGGACAACGTTAACGAATTGTTATAAGTTAGTGTTTGATTATTTATAGTAATAGATATGCCGCCTGTTGAATTTGTCCCTTTAAAAATAATACGTAAATGATTATCAATATAATCAGGTAAATAAAAATTATAACTAGTATTCTCCGAAAATAACAGTATATCGTTAGCAATGTCGTCGTATTGGCTATAACACAAATTATTTACTAGCGGCCAACTAACGCCAACCTTTTGCACAGTAACATCGTCAGCAGAACACTTTGTACCCATATTCCAGAAACGAGGTATATTACTATTAGCTATACTATAATCTAAATTATACGCTTCACTATTACGTGTAAACGGAGAAGCAACAAACAAAATTACAAAAACATTGTCAAATAAACCTATATTGTCGAAACGAGGGGTATTAGCGGGCGTTTGTACCCCATCTTGTGTATATGCAATCGAATTACGTGTAAAACCCATATATAACGCCTACGTAATCGTAATTTCCAATGTAACTATCCATATTTCGCCCGCTACTTTAACACCTTGATTGGATACCAGTCTGTTTAATGATATATTCCCATTATCAACAGTGAATTCGTTCCACGTAAAATTTCCATTATTCGCATCGAACACGGCCCTAAAAATAACTTTTTGATTAGAGCCGTATATCGGGTAACCATATTCCATACGAGCGTATGCTTTATTAGTTCCTTGTAACCCTGTTTGTGAAGCATTAGCTGCAGCACTTCCATCACCTACACCAATACGTGCATTATAATAATCAAACAGTACAACAGAACCCCCACATAAAGTACTAAATATAGTATTAACACCCGTATTCAATAATAAATTACCTCTGATGCACACAGTATCATAGGGGCTATTTGTCTTATAGCCCCATATATCTTTATATTTTTCAATTGTCCATACCGGACACCACACACCATGATCCATTATCAAGAAATACCACCAGCTCTCATAACATTTTTTGCAGCCCTTGTTAAAGTGCGCCCTATAATGTCAACATCTAGTTCGTCATCCAAGTATGTGTTTTCGGACCTGAACATAGTGTCAATATTAATAGCGGGAGTTTGATTATTGCCAGACAACTTATTGAGCGAATTCGTTGATAACACACCGATTAGCGTTTGTAACTGTTTAGATAAATTAGGTGGGAATATCAGCTCGCCAGGTTTTAGTTCTGCAATACCATATGACATAGTTAATGCTCCGGTATGTGCTTTAGGAATCACCAACACTTGCCCTGGTCGAATCAGATTTGGGTTACTGCCAATCAGTTTTTTATTTGCTTCATATATTTTTTGCCATGTAGTTTTATATTTAGCGGCAATACCACTTAATGTATCACCAGCTTTAACAGTATACTTGGTTTGGACAGGAGCCGTAGGTTTTGCAGGAGCAGGGGCAGGGGATGTTGGCTGTGACGGGGCGGGAGTAGGCGTAGGTTGTGCAGGAGCAGGGGCTGGCGGCGCAGCTTGTTGTCCTGCTTCAGACGGGCTAATACCAGGAATAACTGCCATAGCCTCTCTGGTTTTTTGAATAATTTCATCAAGAGTATTTTTTATACCGTCTAAATTCCCACTATTAAAACCATCAATCAATGCCTGCATCCATTTCATACCCATTTCAAGCCAGTCATCTTGATATGTTGCCGCATCGGATATAATATTCATATTGGTATCATTAAACGCATTTTCAATATCCTGCAATGCATCTTCTACTATCTTTTTTTGTTCGTCCGCTTTTTGTTGTATATCATCAATTTCATCTTGTAACTGTTTCCTGCGGTCTTGACGCGCCCACTTTTCTTGTTGATTCCGCCACTGTATGTTTTCTTCTTCTATCTGTTTTTGAATGTCTGCAATAGCTTCCAGATGCTCTTTACCAGTACGTATCTGATGATATTGTAATTCTTCATACAGTTCCTGTAATTTCTTATTGTGTTGGCGCTCAGATTCTTCTCTGTCGGCGGCAGTCTCTTCTTCGTCGAGTTCGTCTAATAACTTTTGACGAATAGCTATCTCTTTATCAGCAGCAGCCTGTATATTATCAATACGCTTCTTATTAGCCTCACGCACTTTATCCAGTTGTTCTTCTAGCAATTTACGATTAAGACTAAATAATTCTTCTTGTAATTTTTCCTGTTCTTTAACAGTACCTTTCCACTCTTTAAGAAGCTTTTGGTAAAATTCAATTTGCTGTTGTGTATTCCAACGTCCCATTGCGATCTGGTGTCGCGCTGTTTCCATGGCCTTATCAGCTACATCATCATAAAACTCCTGAATCTGATTGCTGGTTTTGTTATATAATTCAATTTGGGCATCGTATATACTATTTTGGATATCTGTTGCTTTGTTTTGCAAATCTTCCCAATTACTAATAAGCTGCTGAAACAGCGCTTTGCGATCTTCATATGCCTGTTGGTCTTTTTCCGATTTAAATGTTTTTGTGGGGAACATTTGTTCAAATCTTTTTTGGATATCGATTTGACTCATGCCGACAAAATTAAACCCGAACGTCTTTTGAAACTGCGCTTGTACTTGGTTCTGTAAATTAAGAGTATTTTTATAATTAGTTTCCAACACAGCAATACGTTTTTTTTGCTGATCCAACAAGGTGTTTTGGAGCTTAAGAGCCTCCGCTAAACTGTTTTTATCACCTTTTGCAAGCAGCATTTCTATTTTTTTAGCTGTAGTTTCAACCAAATCATCTTGTTCTTCTAAACGTCTGTTAATTTCTTTAAGCGCTGTTTGATATTTGTCAGCCGCCTTCATTTCAACGGTATATGTCGGAGTAGATGTTTTAGTGCCGCTAGTTTTAGGCGTTTTGGTTTTAGGAATTTTGGTTTTAGGAATTTTGGTTTTAGGAACATAAGAACTAATATTTATTGAACTAATTGCTTTTATACGTGCTTGTACTGATTCGATTTGCTTATTAATATTATCTAGTTTACCTGATATCTCAGACGGACCCCCATTAGCCATCAAACTTGATATGCTGGCAGATTGTACTTGCATTTGTATCAACGATGAATAATAACGCTGCCAATTTGATAATTGCGCTTGTAGTGTATTCGCCTGTGCTTGTAATTCACGTTCTTGTAACTGCAACCTTTGTATTGCTGCCTGTTTTTCAGCGTTAAATACTATTTTAATAATTTCGCCATTATTTAATACATTAGCACCATATTTTGACACAGCCACAGCAACAGTATCATACTTAGATATCAAATCGAGTAATACATTACCAGACAATTGCTGACGTCCTATAACGGTAGCATACGCATTACCCAGTGTATCCAAACTATCAAGCTGATTTTTAATTTGTTCATCTAATGCCGCAAAATTAATACTTGCCTGTTGCGTAGAAACACTGGTTTGTGACAATGTTAAATTATAACTAGCAATTTTTTGTTGAGCAATGTCACTCGCCTCGCCTGTAAGCTTTAAAGCATTAACCTGATTTTCAATATCAGTTTTAAACTGTATTATTTCTGCGTCTGTATGATTAGTAGTTTTAGCAAATTCGTCAAGCTGTTTGATAATATCTTGATATTTGATATTGTTTTGCAGTTTTTCGTATGCGGCCCCTAAGTCGTCGGCATAACCAGCAATATTATTTAAGACCTGGTTAATATCTTCCCCAGATTTTTTAATATCATCAACCGTATCAAATTGATCAACAAACGCTTTAAACGACTCGGACACCTCTGGAGGCATTTTCATTAAATCATATTGCGCCATAATTGCGTCGCGCAAATTAGCAACAGCCTGATTCCAATTCGCTTCCGACTCTACTAATTTGTTGCTAACTTTATCTAATTCGCTATTTACAAAATTAGTAATCTCTTCTATGTTCTGACGCGCATCACTCAACAATGGGCGAGGGCGTTGGATCTGATACAGTAACTGTGTATATTGATCGGTACCCCGTAGGGGTTCTATAGCCTGTAACATTGCTGCCTGTGCATCTTGCCCAAATTCTTGATATTTATCCGATAACTGCTGTAACTGTTGTAATACTTGTTTGTACGTTGTTTGCGATGCAAATTTTTCGTATATATCAGGCATAGTTTTCATTGTGGTATTATACGCTTGTGCGAGCTTGTTGGCATTTTGGGCTTTATAATTATCCCAAATAGCCTCTGTCTGTTCTTGTATCGATTTGGTTTCATCGCGCAATACACTTGCAGCGCTGGGTACTAGGTCGGTAATCTGTTGGGTCAAATCTAGAAGTCGTTGCTTTTGTTCGCTGGTTAGCGTAACAGCATCTTTGAGGGATGTGTATTCGTCTGTTAATGACGCTAGTTGCTGAGCATTGCTTTTTATATCACCAATCATTTGTGCTGTTACCGAAGCCAGCTCTTTTTGTTTTTGCACATGTGAAATTGCCGCGTTAATAGCCAAACTCAATATAGCAATACCCGCACTCATCGCCGCATTTAAAAGTATTGTTGATCTACGTAGTGATGCTTGCGCGGCATCCATAGCCTTTTGAGCAGCGGTTAATGACGCTGTGTTAGACTTTACCATGCCTAATTTGTCAGCAATAGAGTCTAAAATCAGTTGATAATCTTCTTTACTTAAGTTTAAGGTCTTTTGACTCATGCTTAAAGACCTCTGCGCAGCTTCATATGCTCTACTAGCCGTCGTAGTTTTTGTTATTTTTGCAGCGACTATGTCAAACCATTGACCAACGCCAATACCTGTTAAGCCTTTACTTGCTACAGATACCAGCTTAACAGCAGCGGCCACACCGCCTAATATTACAGCATATCTTTGAGCCACTGGCGATAAATTAGCAAACCATTGTGTCATATCTGTAAGCCCCTGTAGCCCCAGCCGCAAAGCATCCAAAACCCCGCTTTGTTGGCCTATAGATATATATAACTCGTTGAGCGTCTGTTGAAATATTTGAATCTGTTTCTCAAAGGTACTCATAGCTTTTTCGTTTTCTTTAACAGAATACCCCAACGCGCTTGCGCTTTCTTTTGCTACCGCATCAATCTGGTTCCAGCCTTCGGCGAGTATCTGGATTTGGTTTTTGCGCCATACACCGCCTAATGCATCAAGCAACTGGCTGGCCTGGACAGAATTTTCCCCGAACTCATTTAATTTTTGATTAACTTGTGTCATTATAGTATGGAAATCGAGGAAATGGTCTGCGTCTTTTTTGACTTGAATGCCCATATCTTCTAATATTTTAACTGTCTCAGGTCGCAACAAACGAACTTCCATAGCCTTTAACGCAGTTCCGATTTCGTCACCGCTTGCTTGCGTGGCTTCGCCAAGTACAACTACCATGGCGTTTAGTGTATCTAAATCTACACCTAACATTCTTGATGCAGACCCTGCTTTTTGGATGGCCTCTGCAAAATCATTGGACTGTACGGCATATTTATCGGCCAGTTTATTCCACGAATCTATAATTTTTTCAGAATCTTCATAGCTCATGTTTAGCTGACGCACCGTACTTACCAAATACGCTGTCATATCGGCAGCACTTTTGATTTCTGTGGTATTAAGACCAGTTAATACAGATTTTGTCATTCCAAGTAGCGCCTGTTGGTCATCCACACCGGCTCTAGCCAGCTCAGTCATCGCAGTTTGCACTTCTTCTAATGGCACACCAAACGATTTAGCATATTGAATAGCCGCATCACCATACCGTTGTAAAGACTCGTTGGTGACATTGTCTAAGGTTCTGGATAAATTGACTAATCCGTTTTCGTATTGCTGATTAACCTCCATGGCTTGTGATACCATATCCTGTATGGTACGCCATGTATAATAAGACGTAGTATATATTAATGAATTCTTGACCTTGTTCATTACACTGGCACGAGCGTCGCCCGAACCCATATACGAAGCACTATTACCCAAAGCAGCCTCAAAACTTTTTTGATAACGGCTCTTGTACATACGATCTATGTCTTGTTGTAACGCCTTTTGTTCTTCTCTGACAGTCTGTGCCGCTTCTTTTGCTGCTTGCTTGGCATGTTGCATTTCTAGTTTTGCAGCCTCTTTAGCAGCTTGCTCTGCTGCTTTCAACTTCTCTTTTTCAGTTTGCTGTGCTATTCTGATTTTTTCTTTTTCGGCTTGTTGTGCAGCTCGTATAGCCAATTTTTGTTCTTGCTTAGTTCGCTGTTCAACTTCTTTAATGCGTTGCGTCCATGCGCGCACATAAGCTTTTTGTGCCGCTTTTTCTTGTTGTTCAACCATCCTCTGCTGAGCTTGTAAATCAACAGTAACCCCAAAAGTTTGCATTGCGCCGTCTTTATACGTAGCTTTATATTTAAGCCCAGACATGGCCTTATCGACAGCGTCTAATGTAGACTTTACACTTTGTGTCTCTTTATTCAGTTGCCTTGCAAACTTAATTGGTTGTGCAAAATCGGCCTTTTTAGAAAACGCCGCCGCCGATTGGTTTATTTTGTCCATTGTAAGGTTAATGTTCTGTAACTCTTGGTTAAGCTGTTCTATAGATTTACCAATTTCTACCTCGAGACGGCCTACCAGTTTTTCCTTCTCTTCATCAGCCAATCTGTCCACCACCTTTTAAAAAACAAAGAACCGATTGTCGGTTCTTTGTTTTGAATATATATTTAGTTTTGATGCAACGTCAAAACAACTATTCCATAATAAAATATTTTTCAAGCATATTAATCAGTATTTCTTTTCCTTCCTGATATTGTTGAGCCACAACATCCTCGTCAATACCAGGATACTTAATAGGCATATTCCTTTTTGTAGCAATCCTGTTATCTACACACTTATCAATCATTTTCTCATATTCATACATTGTATTTTCATATTCAACTACTTGCAAAAATATATCGTGTTCCAAACTGTTCTGGTTTTCACCTACAATATCACGCATTTGATTGACTAGGTCAGACGTACTAAACTCCAATGACGTGTTCAAATGCGGTGCTCCCCAAGCTGTGGTGACCATATCAATATATTGCCGCAAAACACCCGATATATAATCATAATATACGTCCGCAAATTCGGGGTTAATGTGTTTGCTTGCACTAGGATTATACTTAAGTCCCCATGGGTTATATTGTTTAACTATGTCGTCAGTTACATGATTTCCAGTTGCACCTGTATCGACACATCCAACGCATATTGCCACTACTACTATACAAACTAATGTTAATGCTGTATATTTTTTCATATATATCTTCCTCCTTATTTTTTATAGTTATATTATATAACTGTATAATTCTATTGTCAAGTATTATGTGCAAAAAATAAGTAAATATACAGCATTAACTATACTAATCCAACGCTACGCAAATCATTCATTGTGAGTTTTTTATTGGTTTTCGGTATATTATCTGGGTCTAAAAGCATCGGGTTAGATTCATTGACAATATTACTGGATTCTCCTGCAAACGAATTGCCTAAAATATTCACAACAGCGTCGTAATTAAGTTTTAGTGCTAATTCAGTAATACAATCACGATAAAACATATAAGAAAAATCATCTATCGTTTTTTCTGTAAACCCGCAATGCACAGCAAGGAGGGCATACCCTTTACGAATGGTGATACCCTTCTGATCCTTACTGCCTTTTAGTCGTTTTTTAGTTCTTCTTCATCCTCAAGTTCATTCATCGTTTTAACTTTGTTTAATATTTCTTTGAATATTTTGGCATCTAAAACATCATATATTTCATCAACTATTTGTTCGTCTTGAAAAACAGCCAATAAAAACTTTTTTATAATATCTGGGCCATCTTCAAAACCACCCATACGGACTAAACTAAACTTATTCAGCAATATAAAATTGCTATAAAATCCGTCTTTTATATATTTCATTGTAACCATTTGTAATTTATAAGGTTTGCCATTAATAACTACTGTGTTAGCATCATTAACAGTAAGATTTTTAGAAGAGTTTGCCATCTAAATAGCCTCCTTGATTTGCAAATTTGAATTGCAAATTTGAATTGTAAAATTGAATAGGGTAGGGGAGGTGGCGTGCAGCCAGACACTCCCCATGAATCATTACTAGCCTAACTTATTAGGCTACAGGAGCATAAACAAATTTGAACATATTTTTGTCAGGGCGCTTCGGATCAAGCGCAGAGAACTGTACGCTTGGTGCATATGCTGATTTAGCATCGCCACCAATCGTGAAATCTGCCATTATTCTGGCTTTGTATATAATTAGCTCACCATATCCCGTTATAGTTGCGTCGTCGCTTTCTGATTCATATATCGGGAACATTAAAGTGACAGCAGCGGTTTTTGGGAAGTCGTTTGTCTTGGTTGCAAGCGCAACTGCATCCGTTATACTCACACGATACGACGGCATAACCACCTTGCCAGCTTCGGTAGATGCGAATAATACTTCGGTAGAATCTGCAGCTACCGTAACTTTAAACTGTTGGCCAGTTGGTGTGACTTCTGTCGTTTCCGTATATCCGGCAATTTTTACACTCCCAGTTACCACAACTTTAGGAATGGTAATTTTATATGTGGTATCGTCTATAACATATTTATCACCAAAATATGTGAATTCATCTGCTCCAGTTGATACTGTACCACCAGTTACCATCCTTAGATACTGCAAATCCCATTCAGCATCAGACAGATTTACAGTAATTGTACGGGTAGTAGGTATAGATGCCAACGGGTAGAACCCCCAGCCACCATTAACATCAACAGATTCTCCGGCGAATGTTACTTCACCTCTAGTAGCGGTAAGCACATGTACTATATCGCCGCCGTCAAAAGGTTCAACCAATGCATTTGGTGCATCAATTATAAAACCACGTTGAGTCGCCATTTCATTTCCTCCTTAAATTTAACTATAGGCTCGTTTGTAATTAAACCTCACGTAGTACCTGCGGAAACCCTCGATACTACTAAATAACTCATTCTGTCCAGTCAACCATAACAACCTGTCGTTCATGCGTTGGCGATGAAGTAATTTGATTATCCTTCCGGCAATCTTTAGCACACGTCGCTCAAATCCTTCCATGGCATCTTGTTGAACAGGCACAAATATCTCGATAATGACACTGTCATCTCTGATCATTGGATTGCCAGTCGAACCCTGCGGGGCAGGGTGGATCACCAATCTACAAAGTTGCTCTGTAGTCATTACATCAGATGTGTACGATTCAACAAAATACGTGCTACGCAGTTTAGCAAAATTGCTTTGTTCACTAAACGGAATTAACATCAATTCTTTTAACTCATTATCATTAATAAGAGTTTTTAATATTGCAGCATAGTCTGCGGCAATATTAGCCATTGAACCACCTCCAAAAGGTAACCCTTGGAAGGGTGAAAAATAGAATTAACCCATGAGAGGGTTATTTACTATCAGTAATCAGATATTTTGAAAAATCAAAACGATCAAACACACGCTCTAATACACGATCATATTCGTCTTGGACAAGTTTCATAGCATTTTCAAAAAAGTAACTTGGATATTGGTACAACCAATCTAGTGTATACACACTTTTTGCCCTGCTCTGATACCATGTGCCTAAATCATAATCATATACATATTGACCTGGGCGTGTTACTATTGTATATCCCAAAGACTTACGTGCCTTATTGAAGTATTCTGACTGTTCAAATTCTTCAAGATATGGATTGTCAGTACTTAACGTACTACCAATACCATAATTAGTAGCCAACGCCTGATTCAACACTAACAAATTGTCTTGGTCAATAATACCCACTTTTTTTAATATGCTTGTAGCTGTTCGCATCCCTGTATATTTAATAGCATTTTTGACATTGTCATTCCATCGGGATGCATAATGTGGTCCGTTGGGAATTTGACTTATTTCCTGTTGCATATATTCTACAGCATGTTGTGCAACAATATCCAATTCTTTGTCAACCGCATCTAAAAAGTCATTAGTTAAACGTTGTGTATCGAACTTTAACATATTAAGCTGCATATAAGCCACTTCCTAACTTGGAATCTTTTGTGACGTAATCAATAACATACCGCTTTGACCATCAGTATTGAGCTGTGTATAATCAATCCCAATAACTCTGCACGAATCATTATTAATAATTAATACGTCATCTGGTTTAATTTGTTGGGTACTGACATTATATTGAACAGCTACTACAACATCATTAGAAGGCACAATACCAACCACACCGTTGCTAAGACTGAATGTTGGCCTGCCGCCATTGTATACAACAGCCCACAGGTCTTTAACAATGTCATTATATCCTGCCTCGTCAATGAACATACCGTTACTATCTAAAACAGCATCGTGCCAACGCTTAATATCAATCTTGGCATTACATTGCTGAACACGGCTTTTGATGCTGTTTGGCAATGTTTCATTAATAGCCCATACAACCAAGTACACGGTATTATCAATACTTAAATAGTCACCCTTTTTTATTACGCTTTTATCACTGGCGCGCAACATAAAACTACCATCAGGGGATTTAAATTGTGAGTTACTTGGTTCGTATAATATCGCACGCACAACGTTGGTTAAATCAAAATTAACAGTATAGCTTTTGGCAAGTGGGCTTTGTAACACATCTTCAAAATCTTGTTGCAGGGTAGGGGGGATATAAACATACACACTACTTCCCTCCCATAGTCATTTTGAAAAACAGCAATACCAACCTTCGTTCCAAATCAGCGATATCATCCTTAAGATTACGGTATGGCTGGTCGCTTTTGGTAATGCTCAATGCGTCGGTGGTATAGCCAACTAACGCAGATACATGCTCTTTGACCTGTTCTTTAAACAAAATTTCAGACTCGATTAATACATACTCTTTTTGTATATTAGTTAAATCACGCCGCAAAAAATATTGCTGCTCACCATTGACCTCTTCGGTATATATGTCACTATCAAAATTATCCCACAACATATCATTATATAATCTGCTAACACCATTTTTAACAAAACGTCTATAGTCATCGCGATCATATACTATCGGTGTGGGATAAAACCTCATGCTTTGTTGCAATTCATCAACAATTGGTTCTAAGGCGGTTGCCATAACCACCACCTCTAATCTGTATCGTCAGACGATATATCATCTAATTCAATCGGTCTACCTACAAAATCAGATATAATTTTAAGCTTAGACGCGGACAAGTCGAGCGTTTTAGCGATATTATACACTCTGTCTTTAATATGAGGCTCGGTAATTTTTTCTAGCTCTTTTTTCATCTTTAAATGATTGCCTTTGAGTAATGTAGCAATTTCATCATCAGTCAAATTTTTAGCTTCATCGGGAGCAAACCCCATATTTTGCACAACGTCCTCATCTTCAACTACTAACATTTTGCGCTTAAATAGTCCGCTGACTTGGTTTATATAATATACCTCATTTTCATCAAGCATAGTAAATGCGCCATGACGTATATTAATCGAACGGATACCATCCATGAGTTTTACACCGACATCAAACTTATTAGGGTTAATTACCTTCACAAGTTTCGCCATTCAACCACTCCTTTACAATAAAATAGGGTAGGGAGGTGATCCTCCCTACAACTATATGGAAGTATCCTCATACACGCCAAGCAGGTTGACGCCAGCCGCTATACCAACACCAAACAAACGATCAAATCTCATTTCATAAGACAAATCGTTTATATTGGTTTGGTCCATAGACTGTATGCCGCCTTCAAATACGACTTTTAACGGACGCATAGCAGGGTCTCCGCTAGGCACTATATATAACAAATCATTACGCAATACAGTACCAGACATATTGGCGTCTGCAAACGGGTTGATTAACTTAACCACATTGGCACCTTTATATGTGCCTATAAATCCGTTCTGATTATGTTCTACCATTAATGGATCGGCTACCACATTATTGAATCCGGTTAAGCTGGTTAATTGAGATATAACATCTATATCGCCAACTATACTTACATCACCATAACGCTGGAACGCACGTAACTGCTGGTCAAACGTTGCAGGCACAACAGCAGAACCAGATGCATAATTCGGAGCAGCATATCCAGCAAACGCACTGTACAATACTGCCTCTATGCGCTGTATCATTTTTTGTTCCATTTTGTCAGCAGCCTGTACAGCCAACCTGTCGAAATTTACCTTACCAGATGCTAATTCGGTAAAGTTCACAAACGGGCGTATACCAACTGCTTCAGTATCTACGGTTATATATTTATTTAATACCTTGCTTCTCTCAACGGTAGCACCTTTAGCGATTATAAATGCTTGCAGACCGTCAAGTTCAATAGCAAACTGGGCTTTTTCACCCATACCAACGTTCTTCACATCGGCTATATAATCTAAATAATTCATACGCTCGGCTAATACATTGTCAATAACAAAGCCCATTATCTGTGCTATTTCCCAACGGTTAGCAGGACTGGGCGTCTGCGCCAACGTACGTATAGCTTGACGGGCTTCCTCTATCTCTATATCCTTATCATTCGCTTTATGCAATATGCTTGCAGTAAAGACTTCTACAGCCTTATCAGTTTTTAAAGCCATTCTTCTAATCTCCCTTCTCTATTAGTCATTCACAACGCATTTAATGCATTGTACGCCCCATAAAACGGGTTTCTCTATAACGGTGAAAGACGAGTCGGGCGTCCTTGTCCCCACAGCCTCAAGTTTGCCACCTACACCTGCGGCGACTACATCGCCAACAGCAGGCGTGCCGTTGAATAAATCAACCGTAAACACTTCGCCAGGTACTAGTTTGTGTATTTTAACTTTCTCTCCAGCGGCCACTTCGTAGTCAAGGTCATTTATACCTTGTTCAGCAACAGTATCTATGTCGTTAGCTACAACCCATACATCACCATCACCCGAAGTTGCATCAGCTATAGCGACAGTACCAGCGCTGTAGTCAGGCACTACGAACACACCAGGTTTCACCGCAGCGGCGGCATTTAAAGTTCCTAAATATAGGTCGTTGCCCATATTCAATAAAAAAGCCATTTTATTTCCTCCTTATTTGTTATAAATAGTTATATATTTTGACACGACATCTGCCGAATCACCAGGTTTAATATCAGCAGTAATGCGTGTTACAAAACGTTTATAATTGTCATTTTGTGCTTGCGCAACAACTTTGTCAGCTATCAACTTATTGACAGCATTTTCATCAAGCGACTCAATCGCTTGAGCAATTTCTGGTTGCGTCAATTCGTCAGCTTTAAAGAACTTAGCTAACTTTTCAGTCAATGCTGATTTCTTAGCTTGTTTAGCACTTTCTTCTTGCTCGGCTACAATCTGGTCATATTTGACTTTAATTTCATTCAATGATGCTATTTCTGCATCTTTGTTTGATATGGCTTCACCAAGCGACACAATATCCGCTTCTTTTTGGGATATTAGGTTTTTGGCTTCAGCCAACTCATTAATTTTGTCCTGCAATTCTGCTTTGCATTTAGCCAGTTCCTCTTGTAGTGCTTGCAATTCTTGTGCTACATCTTGTATTTGAGATTCAATCTCTTTATTGTCTTGCGCTTGGACTTCAATCTCTTTATTATCTGACGCTTCAACATCTGCTTCGGTATCCGCTTTTTCCATTGTTAATCCAAGTTCATCATAATGTCTTTTTAGATGACTTAATGCTTCATCGTTATTAGGGTCATTTTGCATAAGCCTTTGATATGCTGCTTGACACCCGTTAACTGCGACAACAAGCGTATCGTTTTCAATAACATGATGCGGATATTTCAAGTGTTGCGACGGAGCAGTCTCCCAGCCTTCTTCAACTACCAAATAAGCCTCACGCACTAACTCGGCTTTATTGTCGGCCTCCATCAGCTTATCACGCAAATCCGTTAAATCAACATCGCCCCACTGTACATCAGACGCCTTTTCAGCAGAATTATCAATATTTATTTCAGCCATTGTTTTCACCTCTTTCTGATCTTCTAACAGCGCCTCCGCTACTAAATAATAAGCCTGCGAACGTGGCTCTGCGGGATTTGATACAATTGCCACACCCATCAATGTGTTTTCATCGGATGCAGGCACATCCTTTGTGCCATCGTCATTAATGTAATACTCTCCGACAAGCACCTCTACGGAGAATCTTAGTAAGCCGCGACTATATAAATCTAATATAGCAGCACACGTAGCAGGAAAGCGCTTATAAATTCTTACAATACCAAACAAACCCAACGCACCATTATCTACATTCTCCTGATAGAATTGTATAAAATCACCAATCATTTGTGTGCCAAATCCCTCTGGTGTTAATTTATGCGTTAGCTGATTATATTTTTTACTTTCCAACTTCTCCATATCCACAACCAAAGGTAGTCCTTGGTACTTATAATCTTGTTCTACAACACTATTAATAAAACTACCTGTAAATCTTGTACCATTTAAGTTTGTTTGGTCAGTAAGAAAAAGCACTTTTGCTTCCATGTAAATATCATTAGTATCAGACAAAGACAAGATACGCTGTGCGTCAAATTTTAGTTTGTCTATCAACAATTTCACCTCCTTTCACGAATAATATTATGACCCAGACGGCTTTGGTGCAGCCCCGCTCTTTGAATCATTAGGATCAGAGACACGCTCATTATCAGGCGTAGTAGGGCGGCCAGCATCCGAATCTGGTGTCTGTATATAAAAACTAGGAGGCACTACAAAAACATTACGGTCAGCACTTTCATTTTCATCTTGTTTACGCGATTTTTCTTGTTCATAATCGTACCCAAGGCGCTCAAGCGTAGAGCGATAGCCAAGTAATCCGTTCTGGAATAATGACAATACTTCTTTGCGGAACGCAGTATCGTCACGCAACGACGTTTCCTCAAAATGAAATTCAGGAATACGTGTATCTGATACACGCCATTCAGCAGCCCGTTTCCGCATAATAGTATTTATAAAATCTATAACATCACGTTGGGCTTGTTCTATACGCTCAACCAACACATTAACATTAACCTGTGCCTGCGCATAACTTGAGCTGCTGTCGCCTTGACCGCTGACAATCAGACTTGATATACCACAACTCTCTAATATCTCTGTATTAACTTCAACATATTTATTTTTCGATATATCAAAATTACTGTCGTTTAATCTAACCCATTCCGCATCAATATTCCATGTGGTAACAGCTAATGGGAAACCGTTAATGGCGTCTTTAAATATATTACCGATATTTGATAACTCAGCAACGCTTGGTTTAGGGTAATGGTTACTATCACCAACTTTGACATGTAAAAAGCTTTTGACCATTAAGTTCAACAAAGCGTTTTCATATTCGCTAATCAGTTGTTTTTTAGCAAAAGCTTTTAATGCAGAAACCCCGAATGGCATTGCGTATTTTTCCCACAGCGACTTTTGTCCCTGTATTGCATATGTGTTTGCTGGATTTAACTGCACCCACTGTTGACGCTTCTTAATACCCTCTTGTATTTCTTCAGGATAGCCTTCATATTTTTTTAACAATGTGTTAATAAATTTTTCATCAATCGCAGCATATCCACGTGTAGCAAATTCTTCTATCTTAAACGCAAGCACAGGTTCGCCATTAACCCCCATGTCCATAATTTGAATTTTGTGCGGAGGTAATATGTCAATCCAACTTCCTCGGTCATAAAGGAACACTTGCCCGTATAAATACAGGTCATAAAATAGTCCTTTTATTAAATCATTAAGCTTAATATCGTTGAACCATTGTTCATATTTGCGTTTAGCTGCCTCATTTTTACCTTGTAAATACCATTTACTTGAACTAAACGGCACTAATATACGTTTAATAGCTCCTGAAAATATACTATCAGCATCTACATAAAATGACATTAATTCATATATTTTGTATATGTTATCCTGTTTGCGTTGTAATATTTGATCTATATCATAATTTTTCAAGCTTCCGCTTGAGCTATAGTTACGATTAGGCTCATATACATTAATAACAACATCTGTAGGAGTAGTGCTGGTCCGAACACCAAGGACCATATTATCATCCTTTTGTACCTGCTCTTGCTGTTGTCTATTACGTCGTGCCACTTAATCACCCCTTTCTATCAAAAATGCAAAGCTATACCTACCACTGTTTCGCCGTCTGATCTAATTTCGTCTTTGTTAATTTCTTCTAACTCACGAACATAATCTAATGTCATTGCCATACATGTGTATCTGTCACGATGTATTGACTTTGTGGCACGATCATAAATAATACGTCCATTTGATGTGAGAGCCGGAATAATATTAGCCATTTCATGCTGTAAAGCATCGGCCTCTATAAATATAGCTTTTTCCTCAACAAGCATTTGCGCCTTGCTCTTTGTTAAATGCGTATCATTATCATCATCGTCATTATTACTACGTATAAAATCAATTCTACTTGACGAAACAGGAAGATTTAACGTTTCTCTTTCAAGGCATAAGCGCGTATAAGTAGCCATCCTATTATTAGATTCCACACTTGGCAACACAGCTCTAACCAATGGTACAGCATCTGGCATCATCATGCGTTTTGGGTCATCATCTGGTACAAATGGTGGATATTCTTTATTTGTTACAGGATCGACCCACACCATATCTAATAACGGAATTAACCCTTGCCCGACATTCATAACATCTACAACAATTTTTTGAGTATTAGGAAACCGCGTATATGTTTTTCTAATTTCATCAGCCAACTGGTCGAGTTGATAACCATGTAACGAACGCATATACACCAAATCTTTAATATACGTACCATCAGGTTTTTCTTTGAGTTTTAACACTGTAATAATTGCATTATCTGTGTTTGGATTACCTGAAACAGCAGGGTCAACACCCATTACATATATTGATTTACTATCACGCGGTTGAACTACTTCAACGCGCTGTAGCTTACGGCAAGGTTCTGTTAAATCATATGGGAAATATGAATTCTCCTGGCTACCAACAAATACAGAATTCCACTCATAATTGAATACAGATGATGGAATATTACGCTTCTGATCTTCAATATAGCTCTCTTTAATAATGCCGTTACGAATACCAGGATCATAATTTAACGCACAGGCAAAATAGTGGTCATTATCATTTCGCATTTCATTAATATGAATTTCAAATCTGTTATATAAATCACAAGCTTTTAAATAAGCGCTTGACGTTTGTATAATTTTGCTGTCAAAATCTACATAACCACTATCTTTATATTTATAATAAACAGGACGGCTATACTGTAGCGTGGGCAAAATAACCTCATTGATAGCGAGTTCTTTCACAAGTCTGGCCTCATCGATTAATACGACTTTATAACGACCGCCACGTCCACTATCACCACTATGACCAAGTACAAATGTTTCAATATAGCTCCCTGAACGTAAATTAACGATACCTTCATCAGTTGATAGTTTTATTGGAAATACTATTTCGCGTGCTATATTAGGATTTTTAGCAAAATCATGCTCAATTTTTTTAACTACATTATTAGCCTGTTTACGATTGCCTGACACAACACCAATCGGACAATCGCTATATAACGTACCTAATGCCAATAAAATAAGTGCCAGCTCCCATGTTTTACCTAATGACCTACACTCAATTATCACGCTGTTGTTCGTCTTACTAATAGCACGTGCGATAACTTTCTGAAAATCAAATAACTTAACACCAAATACTTCTTCGATAAACACGTCTAAATGTGTTCGGTAAAACTGTATTTGTTTTTCCCATTCTCCAGCATTTTTAATTTCAATTTTTTTGATAGGGTCATGAGCTAATGGGCTGTCTAAATTCCGATAAGCACCATTTTGTGCCGCGGCCTTATTCAACGAAAAATTAGCAAAAGCACACATTACTCTACCACACCATTCAGAGATTTAATCGTATGACTAAACTCTTCTAAAATTTTATCTACATCATCAGGCTCAAATTCAACCTTTGTCTGTAAAAATCCTTGATTTTCCATACGTTTTACTAATTCACCAAAACTACCCAACCCCGCGACCTCATTAGGCGACCTTGTCTTTTCTGCAAATTTAGCCGACTGTGATAACGAGTCAAATATTTCTTTTGCATCTTTATATTTTTTCATTGCATTGTCACCACCATCAGCTATAGCGGCATAACATTTATCCACCATTAAACTTGCCTTAGCAACCTTTTTAGCATAATCTAAATGGTTAGTAGTGATTATTTCGTAATCGCGCTGCAATCCTTCAAGATATTCATCCAAATACTCAATTTCAGCGTCTGTATAATAACCATGCCACTTGCGATTATATGTTTTTTTCATCGACTCTACAGGCGTACCGTTTGAATCACCTTCAATATCAGCCCAATCAGTTGGTGCATCGTCCGCAACTTTATAATACTGCTTTTGATTCATACGCCGTAAATAAATTTTCACAGCAGCCGCATCCAACATATTCTGTCTTTGCGTTGGTTGAGACAACTGATACTCTTTATCGTTTTGCAGTTGTTCGACAGCAGTATTAACCGCAGTTTGCCATAACTGCGGTTGAAACACGCGATAATTGGCGGCTAAATAAATGCGTAAGCTTTCTTCGTTATACACATACTCACTAACACATTCTTTACACCATAAATCAAGTCCGCGTCCAGCAACAAATTTACGATGCATATAGAAGTCACGTGCTATGTTACGTTTTTGGTGGCATCTTTGACATAAACGCTTACTTAAATCCGTAGCCATAGCTATTAATCGTCTAATATGTTGGCATTTTCCACCAAATACAACATAGCTAATTTATGATCTTCTACACCGACGCGGTAACCAATATTAAACATATCAATCAAGCAATCACACAACATTTTAGGGTCATATCCTGATGCTATGATTAAATCAATGTGTTCTTTGGCTAATTCATATATCTCTTCCCGAATATCTTCAACGGGAACAGTAATTCTATATTCCATATAACATATCTCCTTATAACTCAATTTCGTACGTAGCCCATTTAGGACGATCTTCCGTAACTACAAAACATGTCTGGCTTGGCCTAACTATACTTTGGAAATGCTTCATACTGTATATATTGCCACCAACCAAACATCCATTAGCCACATATTTAAAATTATTAACTACCTTTTGTTCGGGTACATGCCAATGACCTAACACAAAAACGTCAGTATTCGGGTATAAACTGTATAAACGTGTCAACGAATTTTCTTTGTTATTGATATGATCTCCATGTACTAATGTGTAATTATGACCTAATATTGATGTCTGTAAAATGAAGCTTTTGCCATATTCAAACGGTATACCTTTTAAACGCTCGGCCATATAGCGATATAATAAATATTCATAATTGGTGCTTGACAACGATTCTGTCACAGACACACGCCCATGGTTACCAATAACACCATACAGTTTTATATCAAAATATTTAGACATAGACGCAAATATTTGACTTAAATATTCGGCAGCAATTATTAATTGATCTATTACTTCTTCGCTCAAATAAGCTTTTTGATTTTTATAAATATTTATGCCGTCTAATATATCCCCCAGTAGAAATATATGAATAGTATAAATTCCATCATGTTGCGCTATCGAGGCAACCTGATCAAAATATTGTTTTGTACGTTCTTTAAATATATCAATATCATATGCGTTTCTATCATCTATTTCGTCAGGAATAACGCTTTCACCAACCTGGCTGTCAGAAAATAACGCAATTAATTGTTGCTCAGTATTTTTATGTTTATCTGGATGTATACATACATCCAATGGCGGCAAATAGCGTACTGCATCTATAATGTATTCACCCATTAATTCAATACGTGAATAATTCCGCAATACAGCATTAAGTTGTGTTTTTTCATCGCGCAATTTCTGTCGTTCAATTTGTAATTGTTCCCATTCGGTTATATTAGGTTGTGGGGATATTGGTTTTTCTTGTGTGTTTTTACTACATTCATTTTTTTTGCGCCAGCGCCTGATAACATTGCGCACACGCTCACTATCCCAATAATTCGTATCACACTGTTGGTTAAGTGCATTAGCTATTTCCCTATAACTGTTACCGTTTTGATATAGATGGATAATTTGTTCTTTATTTTGCAATGAATCACTTCCTAGCACACGACAATTTTTGATAATCCGACAACACGCCGCTAAGTTTTGCCACATCACTGCGCTCTACATCTATCAACTCTACCATACCAAACAACGGATTACCTTTAAGAGCATTAATTAGCAACTGCATACCTGACTTGTCAGCAAACACACTCTTGTCTACCTGCTCAACATCACCATCGAATATAATTACACTGTTTTTACCGCAACGCGATAAGATAAGCTTAACATGTTCCTCTGTCAAATTTTCTGCTTCGGTAACAAAAATAACCGAATTATCAAAATTACGTCCACGTAAAAACCCAAGATGCGCCATCTCAATTTTATTTTCTTTGAGTAAATATTCCAAACCAACCAAGCCACCGACAATATCGGCAATCGGCATGGCAAACGGTAATAATTTATCGTTTAGGCCATTTGGCAACGCTCCTATTGACACAGTATCTTTAACCTCTATATTGTTGCGGATATACACAACTTTATCATAATCATGTTTATTAACAGCTTCTAACGCCCAATTTAACGCAACAAAGCTTTTGCCGACACCAAAACAACCATCTATAAGTTTAACAGGAATTTTTGTTCCCGATTGTAATAAGTGAAATAATAATTCTTGACGCACATTAAGGGGTTTAATTTTATTAGTAAAGCCATTATCAATAGCCTTAAATTTAATACGTGCAAATCCACGACCGTCATAAATATATTTATCTATAACTTCACCCGCAGTATTGCGGATAATTAAATATTGATTAGTCAATATTGGTTCTTCAAACACACCCTGGTAAAAATCAGCAAGTTGGCTGTCCGTCATAGTAATATCTAATAACCCAGAATAATTGCATGAAGCCATATTCAACCTCATTTCTTACATTATTTTGAATCTTTCTGGTATTTGGGACAATATACAATCGTTGACCAATATTGTTGTTTACATGTTTTCTGACAACCGATACATTGATCGGCATATTTAGATATATCAGGAAACGCATCTTGACCCAACAACATTTCTATTTGCCGACGTTCTATAGGCTTTGGCAAGCGCCTGCCAGACGACCATGCTTTAGCCGTATCTAATGAAACCCCAAGATTGTCTGATATATCTTGAAGTGTTATATTATTCTTATCACATAAATTTTGTAGCTTATTCAAGGCAGGGTATACCTCTTTCTATTTTTGCAAATTTGTACACTTTGGCAAATGCCGATAAACCGCAGCACGACGCACAAAACTCGGATTCGCCAAAAATGCCGATTTTGGCGTAGAGCGTTCATTTTTTTAGGCTGGTATGATTACACGTCTGAAAATTTTGAACGCTTGTAGGGCATTCTAGAACGTCTGATGCCCCAAAAATGCTGGTTTTTAGCGATAGCAAGCCAAAGTCTTGTACACCAAGTTATATTATTGGTCAGAATTAGGCGATGTGTCACCTTTTGAGTTAATTAAATTTTTAGTATAATATTTACACACGCTAGCTTTTGTTATATGACGATATTTTTCTTGTCCCATAATACAATGCCCTTGTTTGCAATACTGGCATGTTTTACATAATTCTGTTAGCATATTTGTCTCCCAAGGTTTATATTTATTTTGATAAGTTATTTCTTCCCAACAGGCCTTCTGTGCCATATTAATACATTTCAAAAAATATTGACCATAAATTTCATAACCGTTGAAAGCGTCGCAGTATTTCCCGTACAATTGCCCTAATTCTTGTATAATTTGATTTGCGGTCTGTTCATCCATAGGTTGACCTCCCGACAGAGTTCGGCCCCAACATTTTTTAGAGCCGTCTATTTGTATAGCCGCCGACGGCAAAGCGGACAATATTTGTCGATCATGAGGGGCAAAAATTTTAAAAAATAGTTATACTGTTACAGAAAACTTACAAAACTTTATAAAGTTTAAGTTTCCTTCCTTGTTCATCATGTCCACTTTTGGATAAACCTACTTGTGTTTGTTTGACACTCCAAAGGCTTAAATTCCCCACTAACATATGGGTACATATTAATAGCAGCGTTTTGTGCTATACTATTGATTCACCATAGTTTTTAAGATTTATACTAGCATTTAAATCCCTGTCAATCTTATACCCGCATTCGGGGCATATAAATGTTCTTTCTGACAATGATAATTTATCCCTTACATTACCGCATCTGCTGCAAGTTTTGCTTGATGGATAATATCTATCTGCTAGTATAAACGGAATTCCATGCCACGCGCATTTATATTCCATCTGTCTTTTGAACTCATGGAAACTCTGTTCTTGTATAGCTTTTGATAATTTTCTATTTTGCAGCATACCAGAAACATTCAGATTTTCCATTACTACATACTCTGGCTTGGTTCTCACCAAAGACGTAGTTGTTTGATGAATATAATCGCATCTTATATTTTTAAGCCTTCTATAGGTTTTACGGACGAGGAATTCTAACTTCTTTATATTGTTAGTTTTTCTGTAATGGTATTTACCTGCGTCTGTTTGAATTTTATTAAGTTCATATTTTTGGGACAACTTTCTTTGCAGCCGCTTAAGTTTCTTTTCGAGTTTTTTAACCTTATCAGATTTATTGATATTCTTAAACCCCCGCCCTGTACTGATTATAGCCAAATCTTTAACACCCAAATCTATACCGATGCCTTCAGAATAAGTGGTATCATTATATTGTATATCTTCTTCTACGCCTACCGATAACCACCAGTGCAAACCATCAAAAGTTATACGCGGATTAAAATATTTAATATTTTCGCCGCATGGGATTCTCCCTGGTTCAGCTAATCTAACCCAATTAAATGTTAACTTGTTAGTTTTCTGCGAAGTTGTTAACTTTTCTAATTTGACGTGGGTATCTGTAATAATTATTTTAGCTGTATCTTGATAAAAACTTGGCGTATTTCTCTTCTTAGACTTAAACTTAGGAAATTCAGCACGACCATCAAAAAAATTCTTATAAGCGCTACAAGCATCTTTTATTGCTTGTTTTGTGATATTATTTGAATAATTATTTAACCATTTATATTCTTCTGTTTGCTTAAGCTCAGTTAATCTTTTCCTTAAAACACTATCATACAAAAATTTACCACCATTTTTGTAATTAATTTGTTCTTGTTCTAGTGCCCAATTATACGCCCATCTAGCAACACTAGCACATTCAAATAACTTGGTTTGTTGTTTATTATTCGGTAATAGCATTACTTTATATGCTTTAATCATTTTGAGTGAGTTCCTTTGTATCATAAAAATTATTATTTGTATCTAAAAATTTATATACCCCCTCTACTATATATTACCGGAAATCGACTTTTTTACAACCTATCTACAAAAATAATTTCAAAATTTTTCTTATAAACCCCGCTTAAGTTTATACACTTCAGCCTCAACTAGCGTAACCACAAGTGCATATACATCATTAAATTCTAAAGCCAATAAATTTTTAACATCATCTGATAGCTGATTATACACTTCATCATAAGCCTTTTGACCAACTGCCAACAACGCATTTCTATCAACTTTGCCAGCCTTGACCTGTTCTCTTAAGTCAGCAGCTATGGTTTGTTCAAATTTAGTAACAGTCTCTTTTGCTAATTCCGATACTCTGTATATTGCATCGTCTATTATTTTACGCACATTACTATTACCTATATCTTTAGCTTCTTCACTGACTTTATGTGCCAACGTGTTTATATAATATACCGCGTAGGCAGCACCCAATGATATAAGGGCTATTAATATATTTACCAACGCTTCGTTAATTACCTCTGACATATAATTTAACCTCCAAAATTAAATATTGATTGTTTCTTGATTTTCTGAAGCTGAATTTTGGTTATTTGTACTAGTCAACTCTGTCTTCTTAATACCTGACAACATCCATAGTTCTCCCGTACTGAAACCAAACCATGCAGCGATTAGAGATACAGGTTCGTCGCCAGTTTTAACGAAAGCCAACAAAAATAATAAAGTAAATACAATATTAAGCACAACAACTAATGTTACTATCTTTTTAGAAAAACGTGTACTCTTATTAGAGCAATTGTGCGGCTCGTTTGAACGTGTCAAACCTATCACCTTCACCTCCACCTACTTGTATAACCTTTTTAGCCTTGATACCACTGGCATCAAAATCAGACTTACGCATTACAGGGGCTTTGTATTTTTGGCCTAATACTATAGCCGCTAACGCATCAATGTCACCATAATAAACTATTATCGTATCCACTACATCATCCTCTTCTTTCTGATTTGAATTATTACTTGAATTGTCTAATACTACATATCTACTACTAACATAACCTACACCATTATTGTAATTAATCCTGTACCAACCAACAGATTCACCTGTAACGGTAACCGCATCATTATTTTGCAATTTTCCAATTACTGCATACTGCTCACCTGGACCATTGCGCACATTTAAATTACCGTTAACATTCACTATACCACGCCTATTGTTTATCGGCACTATAGGTATGTTCGCATCTGCTTTTTTAATGCCAAATGCATCTGCAATAACATTGGCTAATACATCAGCAACTTTTTCTCTGATATTAGGCTGTTTCAACAATGCTTCTTCTTTAGGATTGCTGTGGAATGCAACTTCAATCAAAAACACACGTGGCACCCCAGCGTCCTGTGCGGCATCAATTACCGTATAATAATCTTCGCCTTTGTAATTCTGCGATTCTCTAACTCTTGCCCCTCTATCTGGAATACCTAAAACATCTGCTACTGCTTTTGACATTTTGGCGGCAATTGCCTTGGTTTGCGGTAAATCCACCGAATAGTATACTTCTGTACCAGACGCAGCAGCCGGACCAGCGTTAGAATGTATGGACAAAAATAAATCTGCCTTAAATTGTCCTGCCATTTTGCCACGTTGCGATAAGCTTACGCTGACATCTTTGTCTCGACTCATACCTACCACAAAGCCTAAGTCTTGCAATTCAGAACGTAGACGTAACGCTATGTCTAATACACCATCAGCCTCTACATATCCGGTCGGACCTTTGTTAGTCCTATCTGAGCCACCATGACCTGGGTCAAGAAAAATTCTATACGCCATATTATCATACTCCTTATTTGAATTATTAATTATGTTCGCCTGCTGGGGTGTAAGTTTTTACTGACACCCTGCGATAATCTTGATCCTCTATAAAACCATAATTTTATAGGCATTAAACCACATCGTGAATTTCGTATATGGCCTATCTAACCTTTCCCATAACTCTCTAGCACTAATCGTCTGCCTGTCAAAATTAATTGATATTAACCCATCCATCGCAATTATTTTACTCCCTGATTTTTACTATATCTTACAACCTTTTTAATAATCCTTCTTATGATAAAACTAACTCGCTGTTGTGATATATTTAGCTCTTTAGCGATATCCTGTTGCGACATTTCTTGTCTGTGGTACAAATCAAGGACTTGCCGCTCTAGGAGTGTTAAATTGATACTGTTTACAGTATCCCAAAATTCCATTACCACGTCCTCGAGAGCTACGCTGTTTTTATCCTCAATATAAGTTTTCACAACACCTTTAACATGTTGTTTATTAGACATATCAACATCCAGTGCGGCAACCATTTCCACATAATCGTCAAATTGCCGTTTTTGTACTGCATAATCATCTAGCTGCACAGTTTTAACTCTGCTTACCTTGCGGTTCATTTGTTTCTCCGTGTAGAAGTCCACGTCTTGTTTTTTTTTACATCATCGGACATTAACACATAATCAGCCATAGCTTCCATCAGTCGCGTAATAGCCTGATACTGCTGGTAATTGTCGTATTTATTGAGATTAGAACCCGCATAATATTCATATCTTGATTCTATCTCTAGTCCGTATTCGTCTTGAATTTTTTGTACTACAGCCTTACGCTCGTCGGATGTTTTGAGGCTATAGTCCAACATGCTGTACACCTGTTTAGATAAGTCAGATGCTGTCATTTCGATATTAGATTTATTTTCCTGCTGCAATTTTACCGCTCCTTTTTCTTATGATAAAAGATAGGTTAATTCATCTTCGCTGACTGGTAACATACAATTAAAAGGCAAATATACGTTATCAGTACAATACAATTGATTATCTTGCACATATGTGTGAGATTCGGAAATGTGTGTAATCACAAAATCATGACGCACACGATACGAATTGTGAACATGTTCTTCAATAATCCACGCCTGCGGCCTATTCTTTTGGTCATTAGCTATTATAGTCATATACATAATAAAAACCTCTTTCTAATATGATAATATTGTTATATTAGATAGTCGCATTGTCTGATGCGATTTACTTCTTTTGAGTGCCATTGACACTGAAATCAAGTGTTTTAACCTTATTTTGTTGTGATATTGCGATAGCTGTAATGGCGCACATACCATCAGCCCACCAAGCGCAGCCCTTGCGCACACAAAATGTATCCTTGCTATTAGCCTTGATAGGGCATATTTGAAACATATCAAAACCTTCTTTCTAAAATATTATCTACCCCCTATACTATAATTATATCATACGATGGTCTGATTGTCAAGTACTATTTTTAAGAAAATGACGATATTTTATTTGAGTAGACGGCTGGTATAGCCAATCTTTATTATTAAATATATCTTGCTGCGACGAATCAGACAGGGTATAACCTTTAAGCGATAAATTGGTATTAACAATATAGTGGTTAATATGGCCTTTGCCTGGCTCATTAACAACCGCAATCAACCCTTTATCAGACAAACTGTTTAAATATCTTATCAAAGTACGATGTGGTATATTGGTAATATCCGTTAAATCAGCACAGCTCATATATTGCTTGGTATGTGGATGTATAACATAATTATTTTGCCATCCTGTCAATAGCATCAGTGCATATAATAGTCCCATTTCTTGTAATGACAGCATATGTGACAACACTATGTCACATAAATTATTTTTAACATATAATTTCATAAATATATCACGAACCTTATTAGTCATCTTTAATATAGCTCTTTTGTCGACATCATCAGTAATATCTTGCACAATACGACCATGAATTATTTCGCCTGTGTCCTTATCCACAACAGATAAAGCATGTTGCTGTAGCCACTCAATATTACTTGCTGTAGTCTCTAACTCCATAATAACTATACGTTTCATACCCAATCTCCTTTATTTTTAATATCACAGGGGGACTATAGTGCCAAAAGTGACAGGGTAATGTGCCAAATTTGGCACTATAGTCAAATCCGCAAACACGCATTAAATCAAGCAAAACTGACATTTCGTTCGACTTTGCCTCTTATATCTTATATATACATATTATAATACCATTATATTATATATTTTTGAGTTGTCAAGAACAATTTTTAATACAAAATTTAACAATTAAAAAAATATAAATTTTACCAACGCACTCTCTTACTTAGGAGCTGGACCGTATCAGTTGCCACTTATTTACTTAGGAGATTGAGATACTAATACTATATATATTATATATATTATTATATATATTTATTATATTATTATTGATTCACTCTTGGTTTGGATTAGTTCTGATTATTCGTATCTGATTATTTATTAACACATATTTCTTAGTTTCGAAGGATTAGGATTTATTAATTGGTTATCATTCGTGAGCGTTAGCGAACGAATGCGCCGGGGGGTGTGGGGAGGCGGCGTAGCGCCCCCACCAGTACTAATATTATTTATTATATATATTATATATATTTATTATTCTTAGTGTCTTTCTATCGATACCCTTACATAATATATGACCGCAAAACGACGCTATTACAACCCCCTTATTAAAAATTCTCCATATTGCACAAATAAATATCAATAAAACTTATATTATTTTGTATATATTATACAAATGATTAGTATGTTAAATATATAATAACATATTAGTTTAGTATAAATTAGTTTTAGGTCGCTGCGGCGACAATGAAGCTAAAGACGAAGATATGGAGCAATAAAACCCGCCAGTAATAAATGCATTCATCGTGGACCCACAATGGAGAGTACATCAAAACTCACGTATGAAAGTTTGTGCGAACATAGTCGGGGGCAACGATATGGTATCAGCATTAACGGATATAATTATTTTTTATATTTATTGGCTACGGAGATGATTAAAATAATAAAAAATAGACCCAAAAATAGAATAAATTATATTTTTTATATAAAATATGGATTTAATTCAAAATAAGTCAAAATTTATTAAAAATAGGCCAAATTTAATCGAAAATCAATGATTTTTGAACAAAAACAGGGCAAATTAATTGAAATTTAATTCAATTTTTAATCAAATAATTAGTATTTATTTAATTATTAATTCTATTTTTTAGTATTAATTATAAAATTTGGTGATAAAAAATGCGGGGATAATACAATAAGCTAACGTAAATATTACGGGGAAAATATACAGATAGCATAGCAAAAACGAGGCAGAGCGAGATTTGATATGGTTCAAACCGCAGAGATGCGAGTTGTTATGCTGTTAGGCCAAAATATAAGCAGTAAATCAGTAAAACCGTAAAAATAAAATTGTGCAAAAACGGGGGTGAAAAATTGAGGTGAGAGGGGGAGGAAAAGAGGTAGCGCCTCTGATTTCCATTTTTTACAACTGCTAACAGTAAAATATCCCCCCCGTATATGGGATACAAACCGCTATTTCAAGCCACTTCTAACTATATACCTGTAGTGGGTATATACTGGATAATATAAACATACGTTATAATATATGTTATGACGCAAGTAATGGAAGGAAATGGAAACAATCAAAAAAATAAATAATCGTAAAAAATCGTAAATAAAAATAAATAAAAGGAAATAGCAAGAATTGTCAATTTTAACAAGACTTTGTTAACTCATTTAACAATATCATATTCATAGTTTCATATATTCATATGTTAATATCTATATATACAATATATTCATACTTCAACACATATTCATATATTCATATATTCATATCAACATATATTTATATACAATATTTGTATATTACACAATAGCAAAAAAAAGGATATTATTAACATTTATATCCATTGTCAATCAATTACAATAATGTAAAAAATGTATAATGAGTATCCGATTCTGGGTAGTAGCCTGCTTATTACTAATATTTTACAATTAATAATCTATATAACATAATTGGATAATGATTACAGCATTCTGGCCTTAAGGCAATTGTCAATCCAATTTTTAACAATGGTTAACAATCGGTTGATAAATTCATAGTAAATTGATATACTATAACATAAATAAATATAACTAAAGCACTATACTATATATAATATAATTCATACTAAAATAATAATATATAACTTGATATTGTGATCGTTATGCTTATGTAATTACCACATATTACATATTAATGTATATAATATGTAATAATAGCATATGCATACATGTTAATATATGTATAACACAAACTGTAAAAATACTAACACTATATGTTAGTATTGCATATATATGTTAGCATTTCACCTAACATTTTACATCTTTTACAATCCTACCGTTTGCTATAATCGATTTTTTGAATAGTGCTCGTATGATTTTACCTTGCCTTAAAAAATCAATTCTAACGCTTAAAAATGCCTCTTATAGCCACTTGTTATTATTTGACATTTTCCATTTGTAACCTATTTAACATATATAATGTTAATTATGTAACATATTCACTGTAAACATATAACATAAATATATATAAATGTAATTATACATGATATGTATTAATTGTTAATAATTGTTATCGAAACACTGGTATTACTAGCTATTGGTAAAAATTGCCTTAATAAAAAGTTTACAATTTGTTCGTATATGTTCGCATTGCAAATCAAACAATCAAGCATTATAATAGAAGCATAAAATAAATATAAAAAATGGAGGATGCAAAAAATGGATAACAACAAACAGTATCAATATGTACAAGCTGCGAAAGGAGCGATCGATTTATATAATGAGGAGCAATATCGGTTGGCTATTAAGTATATCAGTAAAGTTTGTCGTTTAACTTTTGATGAAGCTATAGATATAGTTGATAACATTATGATCAAGTTTGTGACTAACGACAAAAAACACGCATTTATACCCGGCCTTACATATCTAGCGACTTGCGCTTATAATGCTATGAAACATCAGTATAAATATAATATCATGCATGAGTCGCTAGACTATATCACGCGTGAGCGTGAATCAGAAAGCGACGATCTAGTTGCTACACGTGATATACTGGCTGTTAGTAGTCAGTTTGATAGCGATTATGAAGCTTGGGATACAATTCCAAAAAAGTATCACGATATAATCAAACTTAAGCTGGCTGGTTTAAGCATGACAGAAATAGCCAAACTGCAAGGTGTATCGGTTATGGCTATTTCCAAAAAATTCAAACTCATAAAAAAGGCACTTAATGAAGCTGGCTACTCAATAAAATAATGTTTTTATTACATAGCTGCTATATAGCAGCTATTTTTTTATGTTTTTTATATGAATATATACTTATATATTCATATAAAAATTTTTTGCGTAAGGTTTAAAATAAGCTAGTTAAATACTCTATATTATAGATACATAAAAAATAAATTTTATTGGAGGAATTAAAATGGATAGAATAGCAATAGATAAACTGATAAACAAGGATAATATGGTTCAAGCAATAGAGAAAGCCAAAAAAGAACTAGAAGCTGACGGTTACTTATACGACAACACGTATATAATTGAGACAATAGTATCCAGTCAAGCAGGACAAGATGCCTGCAATGAATTTTTAACATGGTTAGGTTATAAAGTGCCTCATGACTTTGACGAGCAAATATTGCTTGTCGATAAAGCAATTGATGAAATAAACAATTACTTCAATAGCCAATTTAATAATCTGTTAGGCGACGAATACGTATTGTTAATTGACTGGATCAATAACGATATAGCATTAACACTATACAAATATAAGGTTTAAAAATACATTGTTAAATACTATATATTATATAAAATAAAATAATAAAATTGGAGGATAAAAAGATGAAAGTAAAAGAATTAAGGGAAGCTATAAATGGCGTAAAGGCAAACAGTGCATGGCAAAAAGGTGTTAAGCTATATGCGATGGATATCTTGAGTTATTTTAATGATGATCAAGATATTCAAGATAAACAACAGTTATTAAATGGTGCCAAAAGTTGGCACGAGTATTCAGAAAGTGGCAATGCTTTAATTTATGATTGTGATATAGCCGAGAGGCTATGCTCACCATCAGAGTTAAAGCGCAAACATGGTGGAGATTTGCAGCCGAATAATCATGAGATATGGCTTGACGTTCAGGCAAGGGCGTTATATCAAGCTGCAGGACTGATTTTAAAGATCACTAGACAATAATATGTTGTACTTAGTCAAGAGGTTAAAACCTCTTGACAGTTTTTGTGCTTATATTAATATAATATTATGCAAGAATCGACTTAAAACAAGTCTAGCAAATTTTTAAGCAGGTTTAAAAACAAGTATATAAAGACTCTATATTATAGATAAAGAATAAAATTAAAAATTATTGGAGGGTTTAAAAATGCGACAAATAGAAGTTGATGGATATAAAAGGATAAATAAAACAATAGCAAAAAAAATATATGATAATGGCAATACTATATACATAGCGCCATGTAATGCAAGATTAAACGGTATATTAGGCTATCCTATCGCTATTAATAAAGATAATAGCGATAATGAAGATTTTAACATTGTAGTTAACGCTTTTATTTATTACAATTGTGTTAATGAGTTGGGACGTTATCCCAGTTATTATGTTAAAAAATAGTAGAACCGTTCAATAAAAATGCTGGTAAAAAAATTGAGGCAAGGTTTAAAAATACATTGTTAAATACTATATATTATATAAAATAAAATAATAAAATTGGAGGAATTAAAAATGTTAAAATTTAAAAAATACGATGTAGAGAATCTGTTAGGGGAATTGCAGGACGACGAACAAGTCCTTGACCGCGTGTTAGATGTGGCTGGTGATGTTGAAATTAGAGAAGCAATAACAGAGACAGCTGATTCATCGGTCAGTATATGGAACGATGTATTATTTGAAGCTGTTCCAATACTGTATAATAGTGGCAATTATGATGATGTTATACAAGAATATGGCGATGCTGGAGACTTAATCAAAAACATTGGACAAGCATGGTACTATTATACCGAGCGGCAAATTTATAATAACTTTGACGAGATAGTGTTTAACTATGCAGTTAGAATTATTCAAGATCGCTATCCAGAATTTGTAGACAAAATAAAAGTCAGCGATCTAGCACTAGCACTAACAAATATTGATGATGGAAACAAGTTCGCAGATATCGAATCCATCGTTGATGAATTGGTGGAATGGATAAAAGGAGGTGATCAATAATAGTTGACAATATAACTATTATATAATATAATTCTAGTATACAAGACTTATTAAAGAGTAGGTTTGCCGTGTACCTGAGCAAATCGCCAAAACACGGCAATATAAAATAAAATGGAGGTTTTATCAAATGGCTAAGGATAAAATTAATTATGCATATACTTGTTACAGGTATGCATCGGAATCGTTCAAGGCATATGTTATAATCGGTAACAAAAAGATGATGTTTAATTTAGATTATGATATGCGTAACCAGTTGGGATATTGGGCAATATGCGGTCAAAGCAAAAAAGTAATAGATGAATTAAAAAGAATTTATCGCAAGAATACACAAATAAATAATAATAAGATTTGTTATGGTGTGTTTGAGTTAAACGACAAGTATACATATCGTTATATTAGACAATTACAAGCTAATAAATACGATATGCAACAAAAGCTGGTGGCATATAAAACATTTAAACAATATTTTGAGGCTAGGAATTGGGAAATAACAGAGTACACGCAAGGTATACTTGACGGTAGTTATAATACTATAGAACGTCAAGATGTAAAAAGAAAGCTAGATAAAAATAGAATATTTGAATTAAAACTTGTTAATCAAAATAACGTTTTACAGGAGGTAAAATGACATGGTAGAATTGCAAGAACCAAGATTGCCCAGCGTATTTAAGAACGCTAGGTTGGTACGTGTAGGCAAGGTATCTATTCACTCTATAGTCGATTTTTATAAGGCTATAGGTTGGAATGGAAAAAGTGATGTAAACACCGCGAAAGTGGTTGTTAATCCAGCATTTGCCGATCATTTATTTGCTAATTGTATATGTAATGGTGGCGATCCGTTGGTATGGCTATTGAATAGTCCAAATCAAGACAGCCATATACCATATGGTGTGGCCATGCTCCTTGAAGGGTGGCAAGAATAAATAAAAATTTTTGTGTAGGGTTTATAATATAGAGTATCAAAACTCTATATTATAGATACATAAATAATAAAATTGGAGGGAAGAAAAATGTTAGAATATAAAAAATACGATGTAGAGAATCTGTTACAGGGACAAGATGATGCCATGATGTGCGATGAGGTGGCATTTGAATATGAAGGCTATATAGAGGACGCGATAAATACAGTTGCGGATTTGTACGTAAGTATATATTCACATAAATTGTTTAACAATCTTGAAAAATTGTATAACGCTGGGTTTTACAATGAGGCAATAGGTATTGTAGACTTTAGCGGTGATATACTTAAAGATATACAAAACGCATGGTATATGTATAATGAATATATTTTAGACAAAAACAGAGAAACTATTTTGTATAACCATGCAATAAAATATATAAAGGATCATTACCCAGAATATGTGGATAAATTGACTGATGATGATGTAGCCGACATTTGGGATGTTGCATGTAACATGTATTTATACGATTTTGAAGATATTGAACAAACAGTAAAAGATTTTATTATAGAGAAGGTGAAAATATGAAGATAATTAACTTAACACCTCACGATATCAATATCTTGACAGATGCTGGGGATATAACAATCCCAGCATCAGGTCAAGTGGCTAGGTGCGCAACGACAAGACAAACTATAGATGTTATTAATATTAATGGTATCAATGTTAATATTAATAAGACATTATATGGTACTGTTGACGGATTGCCAGATCCTGCGCCAGATACATTGTATATAGTATCTGCTTTAGTGGCCCAAGCTGCTAAAGATAGGCAAGATTTGGTTATACCAGATGATTCTGTCAGAGATGACCAGGGTAAGATCATAGGGTGTAGGGCATTAGCAAGAGTGTAAAGATAGGGGCTGGAAGGTATCGACGGAGTGAAAGGCCAACGTGCAAAACTCCGGACCGGGGTTCGATTCCCCGCAGCTCCACCAAAAAATAAGGGGTGATATTATGTTAAAAATTGACATAACAGAATATAAAGATACGTTGATGCGTAAACACAGCGGATATGTCGCCGCTTTGGGACCATGGAAAGAATATGGTAAAACCAAAACAGAAGCTAAAAATAATTTACAGGAGGCTTTAAATTGGTTTATGGAAATAACGCAAAGCGATTTGCCGCTTGTAGTACATGCTTGCGATAGTATATTTGTATTATCATATACGTTTTATGGACTAGAAATCAAACGTATAGATGCAAATAATAAAGATTGCGGGGTGGAGTTTATGGGGCGTATTACACTACAAGAAGCTATTGCAAGGTTCCAAAATATAGTTGACCAGTATATTGATGCAGTAAATTATATTCAAGGGTGATAATATGTTATTGCAAAAGATAATTACAGTATCAATACTTATAATCACACTATATGGTTTATATAATACAGCCAAAGATATTATACGGTTGTATTATGACAAAACTTCTATATTTTGGAAAGAAGATTAAAAATGACAGAATTACAAGATTTTCTAATTAGAAAGGCGGTGCAGGATTTACTAGACAAACAAATTGTGCTAAAATTATATTATGCAATTGTGGATGGTATATTATGCCAAGACATCAATTTAGGCAATATATGGCAAAATTATGATAAATATATAAACGAATATCAAAATAATAAACAATAAATATTTTTATGCAGGGTTTAAAATATAGAGCGTTGAGACTCTATATTATAGATACAAAATAAAAAATATTTAGGAGGAATTAAAAATGGCAAATAAAGAAACAGCATTTGTATTGGATGATGGTGATCGCTATACATTTTTTATAGCGCATACAAGGGATGGAGCGAAGGTACTGGCTGCAACTTGGGACAATGGGACAACATCGGATACTATATGGACAGCGGATAGTACAACTATTCCTGAAGATATAGAAGATGCACAATATGCAATAGATAATTATGATTGGGCTATCAACCAATCAAGCGAGCTGTTAGAGAACATGAAACATTTTAATTTATATTGGAAAAATGATTCTGTTGAAATGGTAGATTTCTTAAACAATGGAAAGGTGGAAGGATGGTTGTCCGCGGGCCTTGTTGTTATTGATGATGAAGATAATGATGGAACGGCTGTATATGTTGATACGAGCATTGATGGTGATTTTATAGACTTAGTAGAACAATATGGACTGGAATGGGAATAGGAGGAAATAAAAATGTTAAAACTGAAAAAAGAAAACATGATGGATTTAGCGGATTATATTATGTTAAACGATTTGGCCGAATATATTTCGCAACAAGGTTTGCACGAAATAATTCAGGAAGAGGAACAAAAAGGCATGTTCGGCAATGTATTTGTAAACGTCAAAATAGACGATGAACCAGTAGTTATTGAGTATATGAACAATGGTACATGTTTTTTTTGAAGATGGTGAAGATTTGTCAGATTATAAGCTTGATGATATAGAGTTTTATACAAATGTTAGTTATCAGATACCCGATGGTGAATGGGTAGAATATGATTGGACAGATAATGTCGAATTTAGCGACGATGATGACGCATTGGACTGGGTGGGCGATTTTGACAAGGAAGCAATAGCTAATGCGTTTAAGTTGAACAGTGGAACAGCTAATGCGCCATGGGCGGGGTTAGAATCTATATATTTAGTAGCCGAAGATTGAAAGGAGGTATCACAATGACAAGAGAACAAGCTAAGGAATTGCTGGAAACAGCCAGAGAATCATTGGCAAATAGTGGTTATCCGTTGATATATAAATATGGAGATAAAATTAATATATCACGGGGAGACAATTTAGGAATTGCCGAGCCAGTATATAACCATCGGGCAGAAATATTGGTTAATACCGATGAGTTGAAAGATTTGTTAAATCCATATGAATATGATTTTGATGATGCTGTAGAGCATTTGATTGAAATTGTAGACAATGCGGGAGATGACAGCGATACAATATATTTGTGTGATTGGGATGGAGCGGTTGTTGTACACGATGTTGAAAGTGATGCTGTATACGAATACGCAAGCTGGAGAGATATTCCGGCAGATTGGGATTTTGGGTGCGATATAGAAGAAGTTGAAGTTATAGAAGTAATTGATGGTGTAGCTCATATATGGGGACATAGACAGATATAAGGAGGCGTTGTTATATGGAATACAAAGGGTTGATGATAAAAAAGGTTAAAGACCAATATATATTGTGCACTGGTAAACCTAATAAATGGGAGGAACTAAAGGAGGGTGAAATATATATAGGTGATATTATTGGGTGGTTTGAATCATGGGAGGATGCTAATATCATGAAAAAAATAATAGATGAATGTTATCCACCATGTGATTATGTGGAAAATAATATATAATAAAAATAAAATTTAGCGGCACATGAGCTACAACGTGGTGCAAGAAAGGCATATGATGAGAATAAATTTTTTACCGCAAGATAAATTATTAGGGTACAACCATGCAGACCTAGGCATGATAGGAGATTTTTACGTTGATTATATTGAAGGCGAATTAAAAGGCCAAAATTGGTGTGCATATGGTAAATTTATTCCATTAATTTGTGATAATATTGACAATACATGTGTATTACATTTTTGTCTTGAACCAGAATACGCTATAAAAATTGACGGTACACAAAGTGCTAAAGACATTTTTTGGTGTCCATGGATTAATTGGAGATTAGAATATAAATAAAAAATATGAAAAATAAATTGTGCATATGTACTTATAAAATATATAAGGAGGATTATACAATGGTGGTAACAAGACCATATTTTGTATTAGCTGTTTTTAATCCGGCAAGCGTACAGGTCACAGACGGGACAAAATTCAAATATAATGGTTATTTTGAATATAATTGCGTTGATAAGCTTATTGTAAATATTAATCCATATAATAGCCATATTATGATACATGTTATAAATAAAACAGAACCTAATATGACTCATGATATTCGTTTGAATAGCACAGTACATTTTTATAACACTAACACATATCCAGATAAACAACTGGGTATTAAGAGTGAAAATTATGAGGTTGGGTGCATTGTGACAGGTGGCCCGCAAAGCGAAATTCACAAAGCTGATAATAAGATTATAACTAAAACACAAAATGTAAAGTGCGATAATTGTATGTATGGTTATAAGAAAAATAATATATACGGGTGCGATAATAAACACGTGCAGACCTGTACAGGTCAGGCATGTCAATATTATCAACCAATTCAGGTAGACTATTGCCAATATTGCGGTGAACATATCCATAAAGGTATGACAGAGCATCAATATTGGGTAGGCGATGCAATGTTCCCGTATGCGGTGTGCTCGCCAGAATGCCAACAAGAGATGCTAACAAAAATTTCATTGTGGAGGCGATAGTATGAATCCAGCAGCATTTGCATTATTAACCATGGTATTATTATGGAGTATGATTGAACCTGCGCTGGGGTTAATTATATCGGCAACGAAACATAGTAAGAATATGCAGGGTCCAAAAGTAGACCCGATTTTACAGATAAACAGCGTGAGCAGGTATACACAAACTAATACAAAGGAGGATAAAAATGTACAGTACGATATTAGATGATTATAAAATGTATTTAGTTGGTGTTAATAAAAGTGACAATACCATTAAACAATATATACAAGATATAGCATCGTGGTATTCGTATATGGCCAACAATTATTTTGCGATTGACTCATTAGCGTTAAAAGACGTCACAATAGATCATATTTATGCATGGTTATATAAATTATCGCAAGACGGATGCAGCGCTTCTACAAGGCGTAGAAAGATTGCGTCTTTAAGATCGTTTTTTGCATATTTGCATATGCGTAAGATTATAGATAACAATATAATGCAGGATATCGATGCGCCTAAAATAGATAAAACCATACCAAGGTACTTCACCATAGAACAGTGCCGACAGCTTATTGATAATATCAAAGGGCGCAACATGGTGCGAGATAGACTGATAGTAAGCTTATTGCTTACAACCGGCATGAGACTATCTGAGCTTGTGTCTATTAATGTTGGTGATATAAAAGATGGGTATATTGTTATCAAAGGGAAGGGAGGGAAAGAGCGTAATGTATATTTAAGCGATAACATGGTTAAACAGTTAGCAGATTATACGCAGGGCTGCACCGATCCGAACAGGCCGCTGTTTGTGTCAGAAATCGGCAATCGCATATCTCATGATGTGGTTGAACGTATCGTAAAGAACGCAATAGGTCGAAGCGGGTTAAATATAGAGAACAAACGCGGCGTTGCTGTTCATACTTTACGACATACATTTGCGACACTGAATTATCAGAGTGGCAATATGGATATCAGACAGTTGCAGGAAATTTTAGGACATAGTAATATATCCACAACGCAAATATATACACATGTTGATAGCAATGCTTTAAAAACCGCAGTAAATCGCAGTCCGTTGGATGTTGTTGCAACGATTTAATAAAAACAGAATTTTATAAATATTTTTATAAAACTATTGACAATGATATTGTTTGTGTTATAATAACATTATAAAGGGCATATAAAATAATTATATACAAAAGAAAGGAGATAAAAAGTATTCGTGATACAGAAATTAGAGGAACTGATGAAGGAGGGACGGCGCAGGCAAATAAATGTTAATACAATTTGGCGTGGTGGGGATTAACACAGGCAGAAATAAAGATATTAAAAGAAGAAAATATAGAATTTCAGCACAACGATATGTTAAAACACGATATAGCACTATTGCGTTTGCCAAAACGCATTGTACGTATCGAAGATGCGGAAGTAGTCTTTGATATCAAAAGAGTACAGCGTGAGGTGCGATATTTGGTGACAGACAGGAATGGTATACAGAAATTAGTACCGTTTAGAGATTCTGATATGCTAATTAAGGCTACAGAATATGGTACTAAAAGCAATAAAAAACACTTGGATAATCCATCACATGCCATACAAGCGGCCATGTATAATAATAATGTTCGCTGCGAGGGCATTGATTTAGAAAGAATCACTGTTAATGATATTAGGCGTAGTCGGCTGATATGGCTATTATCAAGACCAGAATATGATATCGTGACAGTAGGGGCATTGTATGGTTTCAAGAATTATAGTGGCTTAACATGGCTACAATATATTGCGAAGAAAAAGTATCACATAACCGATGACACACAAAAATGATGTGTCATGGTTATGTGATATAATCGCAGTATCAGTGTAATTATAGAAGTATAACATAGCAATATATTGGTATTTGGTGATCATAAAATATTCATTGACAACTATTTCAGTATATGCTATTATATCAGTGCGAACATATGTTCGGATTTGTATAACGGGAGGATAAATCATGATTGAAGATTTATATGATAGTGGAATTATTAACTTTTCGCCCGAAGAACGCGACAACGTTCTACAGGAATTATTGTCTGCTGGTTATTATGAAACATGTCATGGGTATACATTTAGCGGATGTTTGGTTACGTTTTTGTTTAATGCGCAAGTATATAGAGATGCTACCCTGCTTACTGATAAATGTTTTGGATGGTTGGATTTATTGTGTGTGGACCCAAATACTATCGTTTCCACGTAGGCCGTGTTGCAACGGCTACTTTGCAAAAATATTTTATGTTCTAAAAATAATGCTTGACAATCAAACCATCATATGATATAATTATAATATAGGGGATAGATAAAATTTTAACTTAAGGAGTGTTTAACTAATGTTGGAAAAATGTAAAGGTTCTTTTAGAGTGGCTGGTATCATTAGAGGCAAAGACAATCCAAGTAACAACAACGGATATAAAGAAGGTGAATTTACAGACAAGAATGGCAAAGTGCGGAAATATCGTAGCATAAGATTTTTAGTACAGACATCACCAACCAATATTATACCAGTAGAATTATTTGGGTCTGAAAGGGATACTGCTGTCTTATATAATCGCCAAACAAAGGTATCGAAAAAAGTAGCATGGGGAATACGCCATAACAAACCAGATGAAGGTTATAGTCTGATTATTCCTGAATATGACTTAGTCAAAATAATTCATGAGTCGTTTCATGATGGTGATAGTGTTGTAGTAATTGGGGAACCTCAATTTAGCCAATATGTCAATAAAAATGGAGATACTGTTCCGCAAACACGTTATATTATTAGACAAATGTATAAGGCAACTAACGATATAGATTTTAATAGTCCAAATTTTAAGGAAAATAATAGCTTTTCGCAAGATATTATAGTTGATACTATGGAAATTGATGGTGATAAGCTATATATTCATGCTTATATTACGGACCCATATAAGAGTACAGTGGCTACTACTATGGTCATCGAAGCAACAAAGGATCAAGCATTTGCTCGTAACATGCTGGAGTTACAATCTGGTGACAAAATTAGGGTCAATGGTATCATTCGCAATGAACAAATTGTTGAAAATATACAAGTCGATGATGGATGGGGCACAAAAGAGAAGGTGGCTACACGTATCTATCGAGCGATGGAGGTAACAGGCGCTAATCCAGACACACTAGAACATAATAAATATACACTTGATGATTTGTTTGGTGTTAAAGAATCGCAAGATAATAACTCTGACTGGTTATTTAGTGATGAAAATACGTTACCATTTTAAGAAAACAAGGAGGATATGATTAATGGGATTATTTCAAAAACCGCAAAAGGAAAAAAGAGGTGTCAAGATATTAGTCTATGGCAATTCGGGTGTTGGCAAGAGCTGGTTTGCTTTAACATTTCCAAGATGCGCTGTAATTGATACAGAAGATGGGACAGTTCACTATGTTGACAATCCTAATATGGCGTTGCGTTTAGTTACGACATCGGCTAAAGAGATTGAAGATGCAATTGATGAATTGTCTAGGCAATATTTTAATGATATAGATACAGTTGTACTAGACAGTGAAACCAAAATGTATGAAAACCTGCAACATTCAGGGTTAGTGGTTGTGGAGCGTAGAGCCAGAGAAAATGGGCGTAATCCATTTAGCGAAGGCTTATCGCAGCGTGAGTGGGGTAAGATTAAATTAGTGCATAAACGTATTAATGCTAAATTAATTAATCTTGCCGCAAAAGGCAAAAATGTAGTAGTTACTGCTCATTTATCAGAAGAAAAAACACATGTTGGAGACGAGTGGGTTAAAGTTGGGGAAAAATACGACGGTGTGAAAGGGCTAGATTTTGATTTTGATATAGTAATAAAACTTGTATACGATAAAGAACAGAATCGTAGATATGCTGTTGTAGAGAAAGACCGTACCCGTTTATACAATATTGGTGACGAGATAGACAATCCATCATTCGATAACTGGAAGGCAATATTTGAAGAATCAGCCAATGCGCCAGTGGGAGACATTGATTTAAACAAGGGTGTTGAACAAGATACGACACAGTTTGACGATGTGGAGCTAGAAAATTTGATTACAGAAATTAAAGCTGTTGCCAATGAGAAAGCGTCTAATGGCAAAGCAAAACAAGTGATGGATATATTAACTAAATACAATGTGCAAAATCCCAATATGTTAACTGATGCTGGAATTGCAAATAATGTATTGTCAGAAATAAGCCAATTGTAGTATAGGGCAAACCCTATACTACAGAATCATAATTTAGATTATGATAATTGAAAGGATATATAATATGTTGTTTATATTAGGTATAGGAATAGGATTTCTCTTTGGGTTTACTGTTGCTGCGTTGTGTGCTGCTGCGGGGCGTAATGAGCACGATTAGAAAACTTGTATCATATTGTTTACTTGTTTTAGGATTATTTATATTATTACTGATGATGGAAAAAACGCAGCATACAATACCAATTCAATTGCCTAAAATAGAAACACGGCAGGAATTTGTCAGCCGCATACAAAACGAAATGCCAGATATTAATGTAAAAGAGGAGCCTGCGGTGCAAGCAACACCAGTTCAGCCAATACAGCCTGTGCAGAATCAACCCAAACCGAAGAAGCAACCTGCTCAACCAAGCAGAGAAGAGACGCGGTACGATTTTATTGCCGAGGTTACGGCTTATACCGCGTATGATGAAGGCATGAATGGCAAAGGTATAACAGCAAGTGGAGTAAAAGCCCGTCCGTATCATACAATTGCCATGAGTAAAAAATACCCATTCGGTACAAAAGTTAAGATAGAAGGCTTCGATTGCGTGTTTGTGGTTGAAGATCGTGGCGGGGCAATAACGGGCAATGATATAGATATATTTATGGCTACAAAACAAGAAGCATTAAATTTTGGAAGAAGAAATTTGAAAGTTAAGATCATAAAATAGGAGGCAAAATGGAACAGACTGTAATAAAACATATACCTGTAGAATGTGTTGAAATACAGTGCGATAGATGTAAAGGAACAATATATTTATATGAAGCAACTGATTTTAACCGTAAAGAGTTAAAACAAGAAGATTGGTTATTTTATCATGGTAAACATAAGTTGTTTAGACGTATACGCTATGAAAAAGCGGAAGAGGTCAAAAGGCTTTCGAATGCAATAGTACGTAGGCGTATATATCCTAAAAGAAGATTTATCTTTTTTAACAACATTGAAGTAATATGTCCAGATTGTATGGAAATATTAAGAAGTTATACTGGGAAGATTCGTACAACTAAATATCGTATGGAATATCGACCGACATATGACAAGACCACAGAAATACCATATGTTTAAAACGTTCTTTAAAGGCATCGTCTCCTGATCTAGAGCGTTTTATATATGCGGAGATTATATCTCCGCTATGCACCTGTAGTTTAACGGTAGAACGTTGGATTTGTAATCCATTAATTGGAGTTCAAGTCTCCACAGGTGCTCCATAGAAATTATCAAAGAAAGGGTATAAATTATGGATGATAAGCAAGTTATTGTTATTTTAAGAGAAGGCGATGATCTAACTATTCAGCACTGTCACAGAACAATATTTGCGAGATACATTACAGTTAGCGTTGAATAGACGGATGCGGGATGGTAATGAACAGATAACTACAGATACAGAACCATCTGACGACTGAGCAGAAAGCTTTATAACTGGTGGTGTGGAGTAGTCACTAATTTTATAGGAGGAATTTATCATGCTGATAAAAAGTCAAAATAATAAATGGTTATTGGATACGGCTGGGATATGTCTTGAAATTACTCCTAATACGTCGTATCAGATTGTTGCATATTCTTTAGCTAGTGATAACGAAACATTTATCTTATTAGGAGCATATGAATCCATGGCGCGTGCAATAGAAGTGCTGGATGAAATAGCCAAGTTTGACGGCTATGTATTCTATATGCCACAGGAATAAGGAAAGGGAAACAATGGATAACAATATGAATCAGATTATCATAGATTTGCGAGAATTGGGCGATGCACTCTATAGACAGCCTACGGATTGGCCTGGTTGTGGCGATACATGTTATAACGCTGCAGAGCTTATTGAGTCAACGCTTGTTAAACAGGACAAGACAGATAACCAAGTTGATAAAATAATAATGCGAGATCCAATGGTTGTAGCTATTGTTAATATTAATAATTTAAACATAGTCAAAGAATTTTGCAATGCGCACGGTTTGGAGTTCATTGTATTATGAAACATTTATTATATCATATTTCTGATGCATGGCACTTGCTTATCAATGGAGTACGCAATTTATTTAATTGGTTACCAGTTATATGGTACGACTCTGATATAGATTATTGGTATTTCCTGGCTCTTTTGAAGCATAAGCTAAAGAACATGGCCAACTATTTTGAAAAATACGGTCATGCTGCTGATAGTGATAAGTATGCGACAGAGATCCGCCAATGCATTGCTTATATAGACGCTATTTACTTGGGCGAAGGAGAACAGGAGAATATTGACAAATTGTGTGACACAATTAAACAAAATTTAACTGAATGGTGGGATTAACATGGAATATAAAGATATAAACATTATTTTGAAACCATGTAACAACGGAGATATAGTTGGAGATTGTTTGAATTTGTCGGAGACAGACTTTGCTATGAATAATAGTAATAAGTTAAATGATGATAGCAACAAACAGGTTGATATATCGCTAGATATACACCATGATGTAGTTGAACAAATTAGTATTAATTACGATAAAGAGACCGACACCATATATATCAGTTTTGGACAACCGCGTCCATCGTATGGTGAAGAAGATACACCAGGCATTGTTGTATTAAGAGATTTAGAAAACGACGAAATAACTGGAATAACAATGTTAGATTTTCAAAAGAAATTGGAAAAACATCCAATCGGTAAGCTTTTGTTGGAATATATGCAAAACACATTGAATATATAGGAGGTACAAAATGCGTACAGCGAAGGTTTTATATAATGGACAATGGGTAAAAATGTCATTTGTTGATCTGAAAAAGGGTGACATCTTCCAGTTATATGAAGAAGATGGATCTATTGTTGCAGATGATGATGGCAATGATACTTGGATAGCTACTGGTGATCTGGTTCTTGTAGATGATGTATACGGTATTTATGGCAAAGCGTATCAAATTGCATAGAATTGCTTCATACAGTAATAGAAAGAAGGACATATAATTATGTTATGTGGATCAAATTATGATATTAATTCAACGACTCTTGGCAATAACGTCATTGCCGAAGCAGAACAGTTTGCTTATATAGCGGATAATATAGCGTCAAGGTTATTTGCGGAAGGTAAAACAGATAAAGCAACACAAATTCATGATGCTGTTGGCGATTTGAACGATGCTATATATAGTATGTCTACAAACATGCAGGTAAAACCTTGGTCGACTACATTTAGTCGCGATTATACGATTGATAGAGAATCTCATAGTGTGTATGCAGCTATGCGATCTGTGCGCGCAATGATTAAGAGATAGAAAGGTCAATATTTTTATGAGGTTGAGCGATGAACAAATAATAGATATGAAGGAATATTTCACGCGTTGTAAAAAAGGTAATATATCGTCGTTGGTTAGCAAATTATCAACAGACGGCCTCGATCTGATTGAGACCATAGAAGCTTTGCAAAAAGAATTGCGTCAACCTTAATAGAAGGGGGATGGACAAATATTATTGTTAACTACCCACCTCTGAAGATGTAGGCTTGTAAAAGTCTTATTGTTAGAATAATCTTATAAGAAAGGAGGAAACCCGCTCATATCACCACTAAAGTAGCGGTTTCCTCACGGGTAAAGATTATTATGAAGTATTTATTTATATAAATTCAAAATAGCTCGCAAAGGAGTAGATTATGCAAACATTAGAAGATGCTGAATTTGGTACGTTATTTTCTCAAAATAATTTGCCCCAGCTTGTATGTTTAATAGGCGCTAGTGGTACAGGCAAAACAACTGTTGCAAAAGAGTTGGCTCAGCAAGGGTACAATGTTATCCAATCATATACCACACGGCCACCACGTGGCGATGATGAGTGGGGACATATATTTACAGACGAGTCTATGTATCAGCAGCATAAGCAACATGGCATTATCATGGCGGAGACCTTGTTCGATGGGCATTATTATTGGGCTACAAAAGAACAATATCGCGGACATGATATATCTATTTACGTAATAGACCCGTATGGAGCGAGTCAACTGCAATACACTGTATTTGACGCAAGAATCATCACTATTGCATTATATGCATCAGCCAGTGTGCGTATGGAACGAATGCTTAAACGAGCCAATGCTATAACGCAAGACGATATAAACAAGGTATATCAAAGATATGCTCATGATGCGGAGAAATTCAATTGTATTAAGTGCGATTATGTAATTAATGCAGATAGAACTATAGAAGATGTAGTCGGCGATATTAATAACATCATATGTTTTGAATAGGGGTATATTCCCGACGGCATTTCATAGCATATAGAAAGGAATTCGTATGTCTTGGATCGCAACTGTTTTAAGTTTGACTGGTAATCTGCTAGTTAACAAAAAGCGGGTTGAAGGCTTCTATGTTTGGATACTCAGCAATATCCTGTGGGTTATTATAGCGTTCAAAACGCCTAATATGGCACAAGTGGTGTTATTTATATGTTATTCTATACTGAATATCCATGGCATTATTTCGTGGAAAAGGAGCACGTACAATATTGAAAAGTAATATAGTTAATATAATACGTCAAATCAGCAATAATATTAAGTATCGATTAGCTGTTTTGTATGTTAATATGCATACTAAAGATGTTTGTATTGAGGGGAATGAACTACCCACGACTAAAGTCGTAGGCTTGTAAAAAGCCTTAATTGACTAGACCAAGGCATAATGCCTACGTTATCCGCATCATAGCACCTGCAAATATTATCTAACAAAGGGGTATAAATCATATGTGATACAAAATGCACTGCCCAACCAGCAGGCCAGATAGGAGGGTTTATGTATAGATAAAATCAGTAGTATCATTATGGCAATAATCTGTATTATAGTCATCATAGCTATGGCAATGATTTCAAACCCGTCATGGCACGGTTATATTACTTGGATGCAGGATTTTGCCGAGCGGGAAATGGCAAAAGAAATCAATGGGGACTCTCCACTGCATTTATTCACTAATGGAATGTCCAGCGATATAATAAGCGAATATCTGCATACATCAACAGAGTTTTCCAACTATCTGGTATTCAGCTTGTACAGGACAGATTTCCCAAACGGTTATATAACCGCACTTGGACTATTCGGCCATTTTGTATATCTTATACATTCCAATTGATGTTAAAAAGCTTTGTACGTTCGTGACTTCAGTCATGAGTAAAGAGCTGTATCATGAATAACAGTAACAAAACAAGTACGGCAGGAACTGTCGGATTTTAAGCCTGTGGAGATGGAGGTTACGAAATCGATGAAACAGGAATCCTATTACTTTAGTAATGGGAGGTTCAAGTTGTCAATTCCAGTATTGTTATTGTTGCTTGGCATAACAGAATATTTTTTGTATAAAACCTATAAATAGGTGTGTATAAAATTAAAATAATGCTTGACAATCCAACCATCATATGATATAATTATAATATAAGGGTATAGAAAGGGGATAGAATATGTTTGAAGTAGGCGATAAGGTTAAGTTTGGCGATCAGGTGTATACAGTAATACAGGTATCTGATAATGCAATTCTTATAGAAGTCAATGTAGTCGATGATAAAGGATATAAAGTAAAGTGGCCGCAATGGGTCAGTACTGATGTGGTTGAACCAGTTAATAAGCCAAAACGGAAAATACAAGTGAATAAAGACAAAGAAGTTGATGTTGAACTTGGGGTATTGCCAGACAGCGCAGAACAAGATATAACAGGCGATGCTGATGTCTAAATGTGTGTATTGCCATAGCGAGATTGCGCCAAATGATCTAGTGCAAGTTCCAAAACGTAATCGTCAGGGTGTAATTTATCTTCGCCCTGACGGGCAGCCAATATGCGCGCCCTATCATAAACGGTGCTATGAATTTGTATCACAAGAACATAAAGAAAAAGACGCTTTATATCAATATATCCAAGATAAGTATTTTTACAAAATGATTCCTCATGAAATGTATACAAGTATGAGCGACCTGCGCAATGGTAATACGTATGCTAACAAAACTCGTCGATATGCAGGGTATAGCTATGATACCATATTGGCCTGCTTAAAAAGTTTAGAACCGTATTTATCTAAGCGTATGTCGCAAATACAATTTAAGAATGACGTTGCAAAATGCAGATATATTATGAAAGCTATACAGGGAAATATAGATAGTTTTAGCAAACAATACGAGCAAGATAAATTGAAACAATCGGTACAGACACCAGATACTAATATAGAATTTGTCGATAATACAAATTATGTTCAAAATGTACAAGATAATATAGATTATGAACATATGTTTGATTGAAGGATGTGGTAGCTATTATCCAAGATATTGCGACTGAATCACTGGTACTCGGTATTATTTCACGTGAACCACAGTTACTAACAGAATATATAGAATTGATTAACCCTGAGGAAGATTTTACAGATAATAATTTACGTTTTTTATATACAATATTAGCTAATGCTTTCCTTAATCACGACGTGGTTGACGCTACTGCAATTAATATTGAAGTAAGCAAGCTAACACGTGAACAGCAAGAGATGTTTAATAAGCTTGGCGGCTATGATACGTATAAGCGATTAATGGATGTTGCACACGTACAACAGTCGTTGCAACCGCTGTATAATCAACTTAAAACTTATACACTGCTGCGGGAACTTGATAAACGTGGATTTAACGTATTGCCACATATTGACAAGTTAATTACCTTGACACCTGATCAAATACTAAAATCATATGAAATGCAATTAGCACAAGTAGGTAGTCAGATTAAAAATGTGCATGACAGTATTCCTATAGGGGATGGCATGACAGAATTTTATGAATCCCTAAAGGCTAATCCTGATATTGGATATCCATTACCATTTCCAATAGTCAATACATTGGCCAGAGGATTGAGGTTAGGTAAGGTATATGCGAGTGGTATGCATTCAGGGTACGGTAAAAGTCGTGAGGCGGCATATATATTGACGTTTACAAGTATTGTTAACCATGTGCCTGCCCTAGTTATTGTTAACGAGCAAGATGAAGAAGAATGGCGCAGCATGTTACTAACCTGTGTGGTCAATAACGTGTTTGCACCTAAAACAGGAATCACAATAGATGAAGATACAATATTAATGGGTAAGTGCAATGCGGCAGAAGATAAAATATGCCAAGAAGCCGCTAAGTATATAGAAGAAAATAGTAAGATACAATTTATAGAAACTGATGTATATGATTACACAACGTTAAAAATATTACTAAAAAAGCACAAGTTACGCGGAATTAATTTTGCAATTATAGACACATTTAAACCATTTCGCAAAGGTAATGCAGGTATGGATTCATGGGAAAAATTTGTAGCAGCGTCAGAAGAACTAAAGCGCATAGTAGGAAGTGAGAAAAAGGGTGGCCTTAATATGTGTTTATGGCTCACGTTTCAGCTCACTGATGAAAGCTTGATGAATAAGATACTAAATTCATCAAGTATTGCTAGTGGTAAACAAATTAAGCACAACCTTGATTTTCTCAAAATGTCAAGGCAACTGGATTATGATGATAAACAAAAAATACAATGCAGGATTTATCAGCCAGGCAATCCATTTAATAATCAAGTAATTAATCTTGATATGCATAAAGACTACTATTTATGTGTTATTGACAAAAATCGTGGTGGTAAAGACCACAAGGAAATTATATATGAAGTTGATAGGGGCAAAGTCATATTTAAAGAGTTAGGATGGGCAACCAGATACCAAGCTACCGCTAAAGAAAATATATCCGAAGGTAAAGAAGATACCGCCGAATAATTAATATATAATAGATGGGTGGTGAGGTCTTGCTGGCCAGTGATGTTAAGCGGCAACTTGATATTGATAAGGCGCTTGGGTTGCTTGAGTATCTTGGTTGCCAACATATTACAGTACATCGCGGCCAGATACGATGCTCTAACCCTGATGGAGATAATCCTAACGCGGTATGTGTATATACTGATAAGTGGAATGTTAATGATTATACACGTCCAGAATTTATGCATAATTATGCATACAAAGACATTGTTTCTTTTGTGCAATATACAAAAAATTGTGGGTTCACACAAGCAATAGATATTATATGTCAAGTATGTGATATAGCGTATATATCGCAAGATGACGGGGTTCCAGAGATTTTAAAATGGTTAAATTTTGTAGAAAATAACAAAAAAGATGATTTCAATAAAATGACTATTTTACCTGAAAATATACTCACACAATACATCAAAATACCACATATTATATGGTATAATGAGGGTATTTGTTGCAATACCCAAAATAAATTTGAGATTTGCATAGATATAGATAGTGAGCGTATAGTTATTCCTATTCGTGATGAATTTGGCCAATTAGTAGGTGTGAAGGGCAGGGCAATAGATAATATAGAACCTAAATACTTGTATCTATATCCTTGTCCTAAATCACAAATATTGTATGGGTATTATCAAAACCAAGATGCAATTACCAAACAGCATGAGTGTATTGTGGTAGAAGCCGAAAAATCTGTATTAAAGCTAGATTCTTTTGGTTATCACAACGCAGTTGCGATTGGAGGGAAGGAGTTATCAGATGCTCAGGCAGAAAAATTATTACGGATGAATGTTGACATAGTATTTGCGCTCGACCAAGATGTAACTGACGAAGAATTACAGAGTAATATTGATAAACTCAAATTACCTGTTAATATTACAAATATTTACACTATAAAAGATGAATGGGGATTATTACAGAGTAAAGAATCGCCTTGCGATAGAAAAGATATATGGGAAATATTATACAAAAATTTTAAACAGAAAGTATGAGGTAAAAGCAATGAATTTTCCACAAGAACATATATCGGTGACACAAATTAATATGTATTTACGATGCCCAGCACAGTATTATTTTCGGTATGTGGAGGGATTAAAAATACCCCCGTCTGGGGCATTGACATTGGGTAAGAGTGTGCATGAAGCATTTGAATACAATTATTCACAAAAGATAGATACTCATGAAGATTTACCTGTTGAAGATGTTAAAGAAGTTTTTGCCGATGTGTTCGATAAAGGTGCGGCAGAAACACAATTTACAGAAGATGAAAAACCTGGGGAACTGAAAGATACTGGTGTAGCTATTGTAGATTTATACCAGCGTACTCATGCGCCTATGATTCAGCCTGTTGCAGTTGAAAAAGAGTTCACTATTATTATACCAGAAATTGCTGAAGATGTGCCTCTACTGGGGTATATTGACTTAGTAGACGACAAACAACAGGTAATAGACCATAAAGTATATAAAAAAACTCCTACAGACAATCATGTGCAAACTGATTTACAATTGTCGGCTTACGCATTAGCCTATAATTATTTATACGGTGGAGTCCCCGTTAAGTTAGCATTAGATTGTTTAGTTAAAACTAAACAGCCTAAAATTATTCGTATGGAAACATACAGGACACAGACTGATATAAACCGATTTATTAATACGGCACACGGTGTCGTAAATAGTATAAAAAATGAAATATTCTACCCGAAAGAACAAGATAATTTTTTATGTTCGCCCAAATGGTGTGGATATTGGGGTCAGTGTCATAATCGTTTCTAAATATATGTTTCAATACAAGTATCAGATATATAAATACAACTATTAGAACAAGGAGAGTGTAATATGCAACTTTTAATCGAATTACTATTAGGTGTTGGCGTTATATTCGGTATATATGCTACATTTTATATTCACCTATTAATGCAAAAATCAACTATAGAAATTGAAATAATTAGCAATCAAAACGTTAGTCAGTTAGTTGACGACACTGTTGATAATATTCGTTTGCTTACGGAAGATATTATAGCTCAACTGGTGCAGGAGCGTAAAATACGCATTGAAACTGCGTCTGGGACCAACATATTAACGCAATTATCCCCGCAAATTTGCCATATGGTGCAATGCCAACTAACCGAATATATGCGAAATATATTAGCCATTAAGTTCACTGACATTGATGGCCTAATTCAGTCTATTGTCGCATCTTCAATACAAGAGTATTTATATTGATTGGGAGACAACAATGTTAGAATTAAATCAAATTTATAATATGGATTGTTTACATGGATTACAACAATTGTTAGACAATAGTATTAATTGCATAGTCACATCACCTCCGTATTATGCTCTAAGAGATTATGGTATTGATGGTCAAATTGGATTAGAGAGTTCGCCAGAACAATATGTAGATCAATTGGTTCAAATTTTTCGTGAAGCAAAACGTGTGTTACGTAAAGATGGCACGTTATGGTTAAATTTAGGAGATAGTTATTGTGGCACAGGAGGATTAGCAGGTTATAAGCGGAAAGATTTAATAGGTATTCCATGGTTGGTTGCGTTCGCTTTGCGCAATGACGGCTGGTATTTACGGCAGGACATTATATGGCACAAGCCCAATGCAATGCCATCATCTGTTAAAGATAGGTGTAATACAGCTCATGAACATATATTCTTATTGGCCAAATCTCCTAAATACTATTTTGATTATGTAGCTATACAAGAACCAGCGGCATATGATGGCCGACACGATACAAAAATGCACGGAAGTAGTAAATACCATACATCTATTATGCCAGATGGTCAACAACAGAAACTTGCGAATAGGGGGCATGAACGTTGGCAATGGAAAGATGGCGTACCAGTGCGTAACAAGAGATCGGTATGGAGTATTCCAACGAGGCCGTTTAAAGGCGCACACTTTGCAGTATTCCCGGAAGCATTGGCAGAGCTATGTATATTAGCAGGATGCCCAGAAGGTGGAGTTGTACTTGACCCGTTTATGGGTAGTGGTACAGTTGCTGTAGTAGCGCAAAGGTTACACAGGAATTATATAGGCTTTGAAATTAACCCAGAGTATATTGATATTGCTAATAACAGACTAGCTAAAACGTTTCTTAATTAGTACTATTTTGTGGTTTACAGAGTTGTAGGTTATCAGAGTGCAAATCTCTGCAAATGTTCTATGTAACTTCGAATGGGGGTATTAAAATATATTTTGATTCTTTACAATTAGTTAAATCTCCACTTAACTATACTGGCGGTAAGTTTAAGCTGTTACCACAAATATTGCCACTATTCCCAGAGCATATTAATATTTTTTATGATTTGTTTGGTGGTGGATGTAATGTTGCGATTAATGTTAACGCAAATAAGATTGTTTATAATGATGGAAACAAATTTATTGCTGAATTAGTCCAATATTTAGCTACTTGCGATGTTGATAAGGAATTAAATATAATCGACACGATCATCCAGCAATATAATTTAGGTAAAAACACTAAAAAAGAATATTATTATTTTCGAGACATGGTCTATAATCAAAACCCATCACCAAGGTTATTATTTATCTTATCATGTTTTTCTTTAAACTACAGTATTAGATTTAATCGTAGTGGCTTGTTTAATCAATCTTGTGGCAATAGAAGTTTTAGTCAAAACATGCGAGATAGATTTAAGCAATTTAATTATGCTGCTAAATGCAAAAATATAGAATTTTATAATAAGGATTTTACAGAATTTAACCAATTCAATCAAGATGATTTTGTGTATCTTGACCCTCCGTATTATCCAACTGTAACCGCCTATACAGAAAATAACAATTGGACTATAAATGATGAAATGCGTATGTATCAATATTTGGATATGCTTAATACACAACATGTTAAGTTTGCTTTGAGTAATGTTTCTGTGTATCGCGATAAAGGAAACACGGTATTAAATGAGTGGGCAAAACAGTATATAGTCCATAATCTTGATTTTGCTTATACAAATAATAACAGTCACCGCAAAAATAACACTGCGTTTACGCAAGAAGTATTAATCACAAATTATTAGGAGGTATGTATGGCATCTAAGAGATTACGTTCACCAATTTGGTGGTTTGGAGGGAAGGGAAAGATGGTAGCCAAGATTTTACCTTTATTACCACAGCATAATATATATGTTGAGCCATTTGGTGGCGGTGCTAGTATATTACTGGCGAAAGAGCCATCTAAAGTTGAAGTATATAATGATTTAGATAGTGGGTTAGTAAACTTTTTTCGAGTGTTACGCGATAAAGAAAAGTTTGAACAATTTTATCAAAAAGTATGTTTAACACCATATAGCAGAGAAGAATATTATTTTTGTCGTGATACATGGCAAAATATTGATGATGAAATTGAACGTGCATACAGGTGGTTTGTAGTAGCAAGGATGAGCTTTGGTGGTGATTTTACAAGTGGTAATTGGGGATATGTTGTTACAACTTCGTGCCGCAATATGGCTGGTCCATGTTCGTCGTGGTTATCTACTATTGATATGTTGCCACAGGTTAGCGATAGATTGTTACGCGTGCAAATTGAGAATAACGACTTTCGCACAATATTCAAAACATATGATACACCAGAAACATTATTTTATTGCGATCCCCCATATATACCAAATACCAGAAAGGGTGGCAAATATCATTGTGAAATGACATTACAAGACCACGAGGAATTGATTAATATATTGCTTAATCTAAAAGGCAAAGTAGTACTATCGGGATATAATCATCCATGTTATACAGTATTAGAAGATAATGGATGGCAACGCATTGAATTCCAAACAGCATGTACCGCGGCAGGCAGAACTAGAGGTACAGGTATTTTAGGGAAAGGTTCAGCCAAACAAAAACAACCACGCACAGAAAATATCTGGTTGTCACCAAATTGTGGTGCATAAAATTATTTTGTTCACAAAAAAATTTTTAGGCTGTAAGAATGGCTTGAAATAGCCATTCTACAGTACGAATTTCATTATAAAATCTGAATTTTATTACAAAAGGAGTGTTGTTATGCAACCAATTTTTAGTGAATATATCGCATTTCTAAAAGACAATGGTATAGACATTGGGTTACGCGAAGGATATCTGTGGCAAAACAGATTGTATATTGAAGGTTTTGATAAAAATGGTAAAATGCAAAATTTTGGTAGGCTACATGTTGATGATGATTTTAAGATAACATATAAACAGAAGAAATCAATTAATTATGACAAATTAATGTCTTGGGATGACTTAGTTCAATTTAATATTGACCGACTAAAACAATTAGAAGCAGACAGTATAGAGGCCGTAAAATATTTGCTAGATCAATATGCAGATTATAATAAGTATATTTGTCACAGTGGTGGTAAAGACAGTACAGTATTAACCAATATTGTACGCAGCGTAGATCCAACTATACAAATTATGTTTAATAATACATCAAACGAATCTGCTGACACCTATAAGTTTATTAAATCTTTTGATAATGTTTGGATAGTAAATCCTAAAGAAGGATTTTGGCAATGGATAAAAAGGAGTAACTTTGTTCCGAGTCAACATAGCAGAGGGTGTTGTGCTAAATTTAAGCATGAATTGACTACTAAAAATTTAGATACTCATAAAGAATATCTTTTATTTATGGGTGTGCGTAATTCAGAGAGTAAAACAAGAGCAGATTATACTACTGAATATAGATATTCTTATTATCCAGAAAACTGGATGGCCGGACTACCAATTAGGCAATGGGACGAATTAGATATATGGTTGTATATATTTTATCAAAATTTAAATTTTAATCCAATGTATAGATACGGATATAAACGATGTGGTTGTGTTGTATGTCCATTTTTAACGCATCTTGAAGATGCGTTAAATCGATACTGGTTCCCTAAAACTATAGAACGATGGAACCAATTACTAATTGATTATTTTACATCGAAGGAATTATGGATAGCCTTACATTGTACTTTACAACAATTCCTGAATGGGGGTTGGAAATTAGGCGTATTTACCAACGAACCGTCCGATAAAGTAATACAAGAATTTGCGGAATATAAAGGATTAGATTATCAGGTTGCTCAAAGATTTTTCAATCATACATGTATTGAATGTGGTAAAAAGATTAATAGAAGTCAAGTTATAGCTATGAATCTTAAACTTAATGGTAGACAAACTAATATATTTTATTGCAAAAAATGCTTAAAAAAACAATATGGTATGGATGAAAACACATGGAATAAATATGTAGAAGATTTTAAACGACAAGGATGCGACTTATTTTAACCTTAATTTTAACAAGTATTAGGGGGTGAAAATTATAGAGTTCACATCTTGGTTTCTAAACATATATTTTCAAACTGATTATGGCGTTATAATCAATGATGATTGTTTTAATATATTCCCATATATACCTAATAAAAGCATAGATTTAATACTAGCAGATTTACCTTACGGTACGACAAAGTGTAAGTGGGACAGTATATTACCGTTAGATAAGTTGTGGGAACAATATGAACGCATTATTAAAGACAATGGAGCTATAATATTATTCGCTAAGCAACCTTTTACTAGCCAATTAGTTAATTCCAATTTGCAATTATTTAGATATGAAGCTATTTGGCAAAAAGATAAAGGAACGGATTTCGGCAACGCTAATCGCAAGTTTTTAAACGCACATGAGAATATATTGTTTTTTTATAAACATCAACCAACTTATAATATTCAATATTTGCATGGTGAACCTTATATTAAAAAGAATTATAGAAATAATAACGACGAAGATTTAAATTTTAAATCAGACAATTCAGGCTTATGGGTCAATGATGGCAAAAGAACACCAACAACAGTTTTGAAATTTGCCAGAGATAATATACATTATAAATCTAATTTGCACCCTACACAAAAGCCTGTTGCATTGCTTGAATATCTAATTAAAACATATTCTAATCTAGATGATTTGGTATTAGACAATACAGCGGGCGTATGCACAACAGGTGTTGCGGCAGAGAACACAAACAGAAGGTGGATATGCATAGAGAAAGAAATTGAGTATTGCCGAAAGGGTAAAGATAGGTTTATAACACAATAGATCGGAGTATGCAATGCAGAATTCATATAGATATTTTGCAAATACAGAATGTCAATTTTTCCCATGCCATGATATAGATACGCTAAATTGTTTATTTTGTTATTGTCCACTATACAATTATGAGTGCCAAGGAAACTATATCATATTATCCAACGGTATTAAGGATTGCAGTAATTGTAATTTACCGCATGTAGAAAATGGTTGCGATTATATAATAGATTTTTTGATGCATAAAGTTAAGATATAGGTTTAATTCAGATAATTAGGTATATTGTTCTAATTATCATATGTAAGTATAGCATGGTATGGATATAGAATTCATACTATGTTTGCGTTTGCCCTCCTTGTACCATGATTTTTATGGATAAAACATTAATTTTATATTTATTAGCGCAGATGCCAAAAACTTTGACACGGCAATATTTGATAATACCGACATAGTGCTGTTTAATACCGCATATTTAAGCCACTCGGTCTATGATAAGGCAATGAACGAAATAAGAAAACGGAATTTGCCAATAAAATATGTAAAGTAACACCATTTTGTTAATAATGTTTTATGCTTCACTAAAATAACGCTTGACAATCAGAGTATCGTATGATATAATTATACTATAAGGGATAGATAATATTTAGAAAGAAGGTTCAAGTGTGCAGAAAAGGGTTTATATCGCAGGACCATTAAGCGGATTACCGACTGGTATAGTCAACCAGTATCGCACCAATATCAAAAACACATTAGCTATGTATGATATATCATTTATTGATCCATTGTGCGGGTTTGATATTGATAACCCAGAACAATATGATCCACAACTAATTTTTGTTTCTAATAAGTACCAAATCAATATTTCCGATATATTATTAGCAGATTTTACGTTACCCGAGGCCAAAACTAGTATTGGTACTCTTGGAGAGGTTATATATGCTCACACTATTGGTAAATTAGTTATTGCTATTGGTGATGTCCAGCAGTTAAATCACCCTTGGTTAATAGGGAATATAGACATCATATCAGATAACTTAACCGAGGCTTGTGAATATATATCAATTTTATAAGTGTAAGGAGGAAATATGTATAAGATTAATGATGTAGCAATGAATTTGCTCAAACAAGATTATCTGCTAGATGGTGAAACACCCGAACAAATGTTTATGCGTGTGGCGAAAACTATTGCTCAAGCAGAAAAAGAAGAAGATCGGGAATATTGGACAAAACGTTTTTATGATACGATGATAGAAGGTTATTGGATTCCCGCTACTCCATTTTTGATGAACGCTGGGCGCAATAATATGTTCAGTTCGTGTTTTGTTATCGGCCAGATTGAAGATGACTTAAACTCAATATTTGATGTAAATAAGCGTGCTGCTAATGTGACCAAAATGGGTGGCGGCATCGGGTTAAACGTCAGCCGATTGCGCGAAGAAGGCGCACCTATAGGTTCAACAGGCGGTAAATCATCCGGCCCAGTATCATTTATGAAAATATTCAATACTACGCTAGATGTTGTCATGCAAGCAAGACGTCGCGGTGCAGGTATCATAGTAATGGATGTATACCATGCCGATATCAAGAAGTTTATTACCTGCAAACAAGATCACAAAGACATAACTAACTTTAATCTGAGTGTACTTGTAGATGATAATTTTATGGATGCTGTTGTGAATGACAGAGATATTGATCTGCGTAGTCCTTTAGGGTATGTGACCGAAACCGTTAAAGCGCGTAATATATTCAAAATGATAACAGACAATGCGTATAGACACGCAGAGCCAGGAATTATTTTTAAAGATGTTATTAATCGCGACAATCCCACCTTAGATGTGCTTGGACCAATTGATTCAGTAAATGCCTGCGTTACGGGCGAAACGATGGTTTTAACTGATAAAGGATATGTCCCGATAGCCCAACTTGCTGGTAAGACTACTAATGTTTGGAATGGTTATGAATTTTCCACAGTTGTGCCACAGATTACAGGATATAATAAACAAATATATTGTATTTATTTTGATAATGGGAAAATTTTGCGCTGTACTGATTATCATAAATTTTATATACAAGATGGATGTAATACGGTATGCAAGCAAGCTAGAGAATTAGCAGTTAGAGATATGATTGCACCATTTGCATTACCAGATGGCCAAGTATGCGATGATATCAGTATTATAGATATTAAGATCGAACCCGATCTATGCGATGTTGTGTACTGCTTTAATGAACCTAAGAGGCATAGAGGATGCTTTAACGGAGTAGTAACGGGCAACTGTTCTGAAATTCCATTATATAACAATGAAGCTTGTAACTTATCTGCAATTAATTGGGAAATGTTTATCAAGAATAAAAGGTTTGATACGGATAAACTTGATTATATAGTTGAGACAATTGTAAGATTTTTAGATGATGCTATTGAAGTTAATAACTATCCGGATAATATTATCAAGGAGGCGGTTTTAAGGACTCGTAAACTCGGCATAGGCAACATGGGTGTCCATGGCGCTTTAATACGCATGAATTTTGAATACGATTCACCGGAAGGTCGCAAAGTTGCTACGTGGTTACAAGAACGCATTACTAATACGGCTATTGCGTATTCTTCTAAGCTGGTTACAGAATTCGGGCGTGATTTGCCGTCTGCATGGTATGGTAGCACGTATGAGAAACAAGGTGTGCCACTTCGCAATTTATCTGTTACAAGCGGTCAACCTACTGGTGCGACGCAATTACTACTATCAGAAATATGCGGTAGTAGCGGCATAGAACCTATATATTCTCTCGTTACAAGGCGTAATATACGCGGTGAAATGGTGACTATAATCAATTCGACGTTTAAGGATATAGGTACACAGGAAGGTTGGCTGACAGACGACGTTATTAAGCAGATTATAGACAATAATGGGAGCTGTCGCGGCATAGATGCTATTCCAATAGACATGCGATATTTATTCAAGACGGCGTTGGAAATTTCATGGCAAGATCACGTGTTAATGCAGGCTGCTATACAAAGACATATGACCAATGCGATTTCTAAGACAATTAATATGCCTTCCAGTGCTACAGTCCAGGATGTGTGGGACGCATATCTTATGGCGTGGCAAAACGGATGCAAGGGGTGTACTGTGTATGTAGACGGGAGTCGAGACAATCAAGTGTTGAATACAACAAAGACGGATACAAAATCGCAACAAATATTACAGCGTGGGTATGTCACACCTGCTGCCGATATAGCTAAAAGCGTGAGATATAAACTCAGTACTGGATGCGGTACGTTATATTGTAATGTATCTTTTGATGATGAAGGCAATATAACAGAAACATTTATCGAATCGGCCAATGGCGGATGCCAAGTATTTACAAAAGCAACTAGCAGGCTAATATCACTAGCTTTACGTGGTGGTATACCGCTTGAAAAAGTTATAGACCAATTGGTATCCGCGGGAGCATGTCCTGCGTATCAATTTGCAAAAGGTAAAGGCGAACAAGTTAGCCCTGGTAAATCGTGTGCATCGGCTATCGCTAATGTGCTAAAGGGTTTATCCAAACAACACAAGCAATTGGACAATGTCCCAAATGTTGTTCATGATATACCAAATATAGGACCTATTAATGATAACGGCAAATGCCCTGAGTGTGGCACTGTGCTTATACACGAGTCTGGATGCGTACAATGCCCAGATTGTGGATGGAGTAGATGTAATTAAAAATTTAAATAATTAAGAAAGGACAACGTTATATTTATGAATCCAGAAGAAAAAGTTATGGTTGTTCCTGCTCAATCATTAGCATTTAGATATAGGACTGATAAAGTATCAGATTTATTATTTAATATTAATAAAAATATTAAATATATGCGACGTGGCGATGTCGAGCATGATTATAATTATTTACAAATTATACCATATTGTGTCATTCTAGATAATGCTACTAATAATATATTTGTTACACATCGTGTCAGCGGTGGAGATGATAGATTACTGAATCAATATTCCCTCGGAACGGGGGGTCATATTAGAGAGCCAGAAACAATTTACAATGGAATATTGCGCGAACTTAATGAGGAAGTGGGCTTAGGATTTAATGAATATGATATAAATGTACTCGGTACTATTCAGTCTGCTATAACTGACGTTGATAGAGTGCATTTAGCCGTAGTATGCATTATTGAACCAGAACAATCATATATCAGTAAGATTCAGTGCTTAGAAGATGAGCTAGAGGGTCAATGGATGACGTTAGACGAAATTGGTGCTATATATGACAAATTAGAATCGTGGTCGCAAATAGTATATAGTGCCTTTCGTGAATATAATGACACACTGATAGGTGATTAACATGTCTAAACAGTATCAAGATACTGAAGCATATCAGAAATGGTACCAGGCACACGAAGAAGCTGGTCGCCTGTGCCACAAATGCTGGTTTCTTTGGGCCGATAGAAACAGTGAAGTGCTGTGTATCGATAATATATGCACTGATGAAAATAGCGATACCTACGGTTCGTTTATCCCAGTCAGCTATTGTACAACATGCGACATGTATTTCCCTGCACATCAAGAACGGAGGAAATAATAATATGGGCAGAGCTAAAAAACCAAAAAGATTACAGGCCACATACATTGAGGGCAAACCATACTGCCCTCAATGTAAGACCAGGCATTGGGACGTTATTAAAGGCGGACTTGCTGATAATAATGAACATGGCATGTTCAAATTTGAAGGTAAATGCCGTGACTGTGGCAATATAATAATATATTGCAATAATATATAGGAGGCATGTTATGCAGGTTGAACTGATAGATGCGAACACTCATGGTTTAGAAACTGTAATAAAAGCATTAAATAAATGCCGCAATAAGGAATGTACTGAACAAACAATTAAACGGTGTATACGCAATAACGAATTAGCATGTTTAGAGTTTTGCTGGTTTGCGTTTGAGATAAAAGATATTTCGCGTGTTGTGTTAGCTGAAATAACACGACACAGACATTTTAGTTTTATGGTTGAAAGCCAAAGACATGTAGAACCAGATATGTTTATAGTGCCACATTCTATATATGCGAACGCTAATTTGATAGATTCATATAATGCATTTATAGGTCAATCTCAAATCCTATATGATGCCTTATTGGATAATGGTATACCTAAAGAAGATGCGCGATATGTACTGCCAAATGCAACAGCAACTAATATGGTGGTTGCTGGTAATGGTAGAGCATGGTTTGAATACTTGCAAAAACGCTTATGCCAAGCCAAAGTTCAGCCAGAACACTTTAACTTGGCTTTTAATATATGGCAAATATTAATGAAAGATTATAGCTGTATTTTTGGGTTCGCAACACCATGTCTAACGTGCAATAATCAGTGCAAATATGCACAAGAAACTACCTTAACTAAATAAGACAACTAATGGTATAGAAAGGTGTGGTATATACGGTACACCTACATGCTCATTCATGTTATTCATTATTAGATTCAATATCCCGATTAGAAGATATAGTATCTAAAGTCAAAGAGCTAGGTCATTCATCCATAGCTCTTACTGACCATGGTAACGTGTATGGCGCAATTAAAATGTATAAACTATGTAAAAAATATAATATTAAATTTATTTATGGTTGTGAGTTTTATATATGTGATGATATTAAAATTCATGATAAAAATAACCGTTATTCACATTTACTTGTATTAGCTAAGAACGAAACTGGCAGGCAGAACCTGAATATTTTGCTTACTAAAGCGCATTTAGAGGGTAAATATTATAAACCACGCATTGATTTTCAACTCCTGCAACAATACCATGAAGGTCTGGTTATATCGTCGGCGTGTATGGCTGGCGAAATATCAAGAGCATTATTGGCTAATAATTTAGATTTAGCAAGAAGTATTGCAAACCAATATAAACAAGTATGGGGTAATGATTACTACCTAGAAATACAAAGCCATACAGACCCTGTACAGCAACAACTAAATCAGCAAATTGTAGCATTAGCTAAAGATTTAGGCATACAATGGGTAGTTACTACAGATAATCATTATGTTAATAAACAAGATCAAGAAATTCATAATATATTTGTCAAAATAGGAGAAGCGCGTGAAGCTGGCGAAACATACAATGACTGTTATTTACAAAGCGAAGATGAAGTACGGTCAATTTTAGCAACGCACTTGCCTATAGAAGATATTGATGCAGCAATCAATAATACAGATGTTATTGCATCAAAGTGTAACGTTGATATACCGTTATCGCCCCCTATTATGCCACATATAGATATACCCGCCAAATATCCGTCTGAAATGGAATATTTAAAAGATATATGTCGCAAAGGATGGCTTGACCGCGGTATTCATAAACTAAACAAAGAACAACAACAAATTTATTTAGACAGGTTGCTATATGAGTTTAATGCCATCGACAAAATGGGATTTGCGGGTTATTATTTACTGGTATATAGTTATTCTAATGCTGTACAGCGTCGTGGCATAGCCAGAGGGAGTAGTGGTGGTTCGTTAGTAGCGTATTTAATGCATATAGTAGATATAGACCCTATTAAATATGGTTTATATTTTGAACGTTTTATAGATGTATCTATGTTAGATGCATTAGAACAAGGCCAAATTAAGCCAGAAGAAATAAAAGTACCTGACGTAGACCTTGACTTTGGTGTACTGGACAGAGAAAAGGTATTACAACATATAGTCAATCAATATGGTGCAGATAGAGTTGTTAGCATAGGCCAATTCACATATATGCAAGATAAATTGTCTATTAAAGATATAGGGCGTGTATTAGATATACCGTATGCCGAAACAGATGCCATAAGCAAAATGATTGACGATTATGGTATAGAAGAAACAATAAACAAATACGCCAGACAATATCCGAAATTATTTAAATACGCTAAAGCAGTGTCAGGACTACCGCGTAGTTTTGGCGTACACCCGTCGGGCAAAATTATAGCTAATCGCGATATGGAATATTATAACGCTGTTGGCGAAAATAACGGTGAACTAGTGTTGCAGTGCGATATGCACGATGCAGAAGATTTAGGATTGGTTAAAATTGATTTGCTAGGTCTGCGTACGTTGGATGTTATATATGACACGCTGGCAATGATACACAAAGATTACAATTATATTTCGCCACTTAATATTGATTTTAATGATTCGGAAGTATGGAATATGTTTTGCCAAGGCGACACCAGCGGTATATTCCAATTTGAAAGTGGTGGTATGCGTCAAGTGCTCAAAAAGATGCAGCCAACATGTATTGATGACCTTGCTGTAGCCAATGCGTTATATCGGCCAGGGGCAAAAAGATATATTGACAATTATATAGCACGTAAACATGGGGAAGAAACGTATAGTTATATTCACCCAGACCTAGATCCTATATTAAAATCTACATTTGGTATTATCGTATTCCAAGAGGAATTAATTGATATAGGCAGATTGGCTGGCCTACGTAACCCCGATAACTTACGCAAAGCTTGTGCAAAAAAGATACCTGAACTCATGGATCAGATTAAACCTGAATTGCAAGAAGGACTGTTAAAGAGCGGATGGACAGACGACCAAATTGAGCAATTGTGGAATGATATGCTGGATTTTGCAAAGTATTCATTCAATCGTGCTCATAGCTACGCATATGCTATTACAGCATATATTACAGCTATGCTGAAAGTGCATCATCCGGTAGAATTCTTTTGTGCCTTATTAAACTCGTATGCTGGCAAATTTGATAAAATTTCAGAGCATGGGATTGATATAATTGAACATAAAATTACGTTTTTACCAAGCTCATATAAAAAGTGCTCCGCGTTATGTACAGTAGATAATAATGCTATTCGTTATGGTATCGGATTGATTAAGCATTGCAACATCCAAATTGCCGACGAATTGCAGAAAATCAGTAACAAACAATATAGTAATTTTATAGATTTATTAGTAGATATTATAGAAAATACCAAGATTAATACCAAACAATTAAAAATACTGATTACTTTAAACTTTTTTAGTGAATTTGGACACAATGGTAAATTACTCAATATATTTAATAAATTTACAGAACGATATAAAACAACTTATGTTGATAAAACTAAACGAAAACGACTGGAAGAAATTAGACAATATGCACAAACACTTGATGATAAACCATTGCCAATACAGGAACAGATCATAGCTGAAATGGAATATCTCGGCTATGTGCAAACTACAGCTCAAAGCCTTGGCCGAGAATACGCAATGATAACAGATATTAATACTAAATATACGCCCAGACTAAATGTAGTATTGCTATGTAATGGCGAGTCAAAAGTATATAAAGTCAAAAGAGACATATTGTATGGAAATCCAACACACGATAATCCGCAAGTGCGGCTGTTGGTTAATAAATATGACATTATACGCATTAACAATATTTATGAAAGACCAAAGGTTTATAAAAAAGATGAGGAATGGGTGGAGACGGGTGATATAGATGAATATATATCATCGTTCGCTATTGTGCAAAAATATAGTGTATAGGAAGGATTATAGTTATGTCTGAACAACCTATTGACAGGAGCAGGCTAGGTAAGCGTAGTAAAGCAAAAGGGAGGACTGGTGAAAACGAGGTTGTAAAAATTCTGCAAAATAACGGAATACAGGCCGAACGTATTCCGTTGTCAGGTTCTCTTAAAACACAAAAATATAGTTGCGATGTTGTAATGGGAAATGGTAAACGTATAGAAGTAAAACGTCGTAAGAATGAGTTAGCCACAATACAAAAATGGCTAAATGAGGACGAAAACAGCAATTATGTATTCTTTCGTGCCGACAGAGGAAAATGGATTGTCATTATGGATATAGATGAATTTATAGAATTAGCTTCTAATACAGCCCCGAAAGGAGATAGAGAAGCTTGTCGGTAGAATTATTACAAACTAATCCAATAACACGTGTAATAATTAATGGTGTAGAATATACGTATGATACAAACAATAAAGTGTTCAAACGATATGACGATAAATCTAAAATGTGGGTAACAGTACGCTTTAATAATAATGATATAGATAATAATTATATATTACAGTTATTAGCAGCCAAATAGGGCTGCTATTTTTTTTACTTGACATGTTGACTTTTCATATGTACATGCGTATAATAGATAATGCACTGACTACGGGGCAGTAGTTCAGCGGGAGGACATCCACTATAGTTTTGCACCCCTACAATTTGTAAATATTTTTCTATATCCATATTCAAAGTAATATCTATATTATCCTTATAAACGACTATTTTATCAATAATAAAGCTCAACATAGATTTTTGTGTATCAATATCAGCCTGATTAAATTTATCTTCCCATAAGGTGTCATAATTTTATCCTCCAATTATTATACTTTTGCACACTATTATATAGCTAATAATCTTAATTGTCAATAAAAAACGGGTTGTCAGCATACACCAACAACCCGTTATATAACACATTTGTTATTTTATGGCAAAATTAAGTATAACAAAAAGTATACTTATTCCCGATATAACTATAGATAGAATTTTAATTGCCCCAGCTAATTGTCCAGCAATTCTTTCTGTAGCTCTTGCTGTTTCTTCCACCTTTGTCCTCAAGCCATTATAATCTCTAATTAACGTACGTGTTTCTGCCATTTCTGTACGCATTTCTGATATGTCGGCTTTGACCTCTTGCAGCATTTCAAAGAGAGATTTATTATCATACCAATTGTTTTCTTCCATATGTCTGTACCTCTTATAATACGAATTGATTAGGGTCTATCCTAAAAATCTTACTTAATGAATCTTCTTTGTGTTCCATGATATAGTTTTTAGTTGTTCCAGGGTCAGAATGATTTGCCAATACTTGTAAATCGCTAAGGTCAACTTTAATTCCATATTTGTTATTGCCAGTTGACAGATTTTCTAAGCGTGAATGGCGCAGAGAATGTGGGTTAAATTTAATTTGTGTGTTAAGCAATTGAGTTAAAATACGAGACATATAACGGCACCAATAGTCAGGCGAACCATAACCGCACACTTCTTTGCTGCCGTCTTTTTTAACTTTAACAAACAGTTCCTCAATATCATCGTCCCCGCGTTGTTTTAAATACTCCCTAATAATATCCTGCGTATCTTGGTCATAATATAACCTGAATTTTTTGCCACGTTTGCCGACTACCATGTTTGTTGTATAACCATCAAGCAATCCGTTTTTCAATATTTGCAGAATTTCGTTCTTACGGCCTGCCGTAATATATGATAACATTAAATACATAGCAACAAGCAAATTATCGCGTCTAATAAGCTCATCACGCAACATATATATCCATTCATCTTTTAAAAATACAATTTCTTTAACCGGGTCTTTAGGCAACCCTTTTATTGTATGTGCCACATTATTTTGATAATCTATCTCATCATCTTCTTCAAAATAACTTAAAGCAGAACGTAAACAACTTGCCAATCTATTAATTCTAGCATTTGACATACCCATATCTTGGAATATCAAAACCAATTTGCGTATATCTTTACGTGTTAATTCGAGTAAACTTTTATTATCAAAATGCCGATATAATAATGTGACAATAATTCTCATGTCATGTTCGTACTGATATATAGTTTTAGGGCGCTTACCTTGCGCCCTTTTTTCATCTAAAAAGTCTTGTATCAACGCCTTGTTTTCACGTGATACTTTAGTTTGGAATTCATCAGGATTGACTATCTTGTTTTGTGCCATTATTATCACCTAATTTGGCTTGTAATTCATCTACGACAACTTGCAGTGCTGCAATTTGTACGGCCTGTTGTCCTATAATCATCTGTAATTTCTCTATTATTTTATTTACATCTACATCCATAAATTGCTAACTCCCTTCTTGTATATTATCCATCTGAATCCATCGCGTATCTTCGTGTTCAACACGACGTCCGACCACTAATATATCGACTGTTTTTGGTATATCGGAATGTACTATAAATTTATCATATTGTTTACTCATAACTCCTACCCCATTATTATTTTCTATAAATACCGAATAGTCATATAAAGCTTGCGCAGTTTTGTCGTCTAGTAATATTTCATTGTCACCTGCTATTAGCGATACATTGCGCATTATATCAGCTATTAAAATTTCCGGAGCATCAATAGGCGACATACCTAAGTTTACACCATCAATAACAATACTACCGCCAGTTTTGGTACCATCGGAATTAAACCTATGCTTTACAGTGCCACCAGCATAAATCGCTACATTCCCGCTAGAATCTATAGATATATAATCGCTTGTTGATTGTTGTAAACGCAATATTCCACTAGTAGTATCAATACGACAACCATATGAACCAATATATATTTGATCAGAATTATGACTTCCGTATAAATAATCTGTATATATATTATTACTCCGTAAATGCGTACTCCCTAGAGTTCCATATACAGTAACGTCCCCACTACCGTCATATCCAACTATAGCAAGTGTATTTCCAAATGTTGCTACTTTTGGTGCGCTGTTTGATGGCCCAAACTGTAAAACTCCTCCAATACCACCATAATCTTTATATAATATAATATTCTTACCCACATTCATATCACCAGTTGCATATATGGTGACACCAGTTAATGTTATACCTGTTAGTGTTCCAGTAGTAATATTACTAGCATTTATATTTGTAACATTAACAATACTTGCATCAAGCGTGCCTCTAATGTATGCTGCATCAACATGAATCCCATTAGTATCAATGTAATTAGTAGAATTAATGCTAATTTTTTTATTTACACCATCAATTACAATAGGACTACCAGAACCAACCGTTACAGTACCAATAAACTTACCATTGTTGCCACCTATTGTTGGAGATATTACGCTGGTACCGTCGATAAACGTACCACCAACATACTGTCCGTTGACCAGTTTATTAAGGTTTTCAGGTGCACTATCCCATTTATCTTTATTATTAGTTACAGTGTCTGACGTTTGTGACGAATCAGCTAAAATTGATTCAATAGTTTCCATTGGGTCGCCGATCTCGAGTTCACATTGCCATGGTTGTAATACATTGTATTTATAGCGGATAATTCGCACATGCGCACCGTCTGGTGATAACTCTGGATCATATATATCGACAATATGACCGATATCAAATATTTCGTGTTCATACCCAGGTAATGTACGCACATCTACAATACTGACCTTATAATTAACGCGGGGCTTTGATAATTTAGCTAAATCTTCTATGGCTTTGTTTTTGAGTTCTGTTTGATTGTCAATATCAGGATATTGCATGATATCCTCTAATACCTGATCGGTATACTGGTAGTTCTCTAAATATAAGATGCCGTTATTAACGTTAGCAATATTCAAATCCTCTTTACCAAACGGATATAATCTGGTAGTTATATTGCAATCTGTGGTACGAGTAATGGATTTCTCATTTTTAGCATATTGTATACGGAATCCAGTATAAGGTTGCCACGCATCTTCGCTGCGTAGGCTCACAGTGTGTGCGAAGCTGTCCCAAACTAAATATCCGCCCCATATTTTTTGCACCTCATTTATATTAGCAAGGGTAGACAATTTTTCTGTTTCTAAGTCATGAATATCGCTACTGTCAACAGACCCAACGGTCCAATCAGTATTTTGCAACAGTTTGGATAGTACTGTATACGCACTTGACGATAGAATAGTTACAATTAATTCGCCAACTGGTGTCCCTGCGGGGGGGATGCTTGGAAAATTTTTGCTTAATAATATCCAACTTTCCTCAGCTTGCACTGTTCCCCACACAGTACGCCCTTCACGCGTGTGTTCAATTGCAGACTCGTTTAGTATTATAAAATCTTTTCCATCACATTCGATAACATTCTGTGGAGTAATATATTGCCATTTACTGCTGCTTAATGGGAGAGAAAATGACAACGTACATGGGCCATTGAGCTGTTTGTCTATCCATACATCTTTTAGATTATCGGATTCCGGAGTAATATATGCTAAAGGCAGTCCATCGTGTTTGATTATTAACATGTTTACACCCATCTTTCTCTATATGTGATTGTTACTGCCGCTGGATCGACGCCCTGTATTGTAACAACGTTATCACCAGGTATAAGTTTAGAATCAATACCGTCAACATAGCCAACCACATTGTTATCGCCAATATATGCCGTAAGATTGTGTGTATCAACATTCAATATATCACCATCTAATATAGAATGACTAAATACAATAAATTGGTTATTTATTTTAATAGATATAGTAGAATTCGCAGGCCCACAAATTGTTATTAACATAGGACATGCAATATTTCCATTATTAACAATAACACCATCACCGATATGTGTTTGAGTGAATGTTGCATATATATACGGGTCATTCATTTTAAACGGTATAGTCACTTCAAATCCGCTTGGGTATTGCACTAAATCAATTTGCCCACTATATTTGACATAATGCACTTTCTGATAATCGTCTGCAAATATCAACGTTTTATTACCCATTGATGGATTTAAAGATTGAGCCATCTGTCTTTTTAATGCATTAGTACGTTCTGCATTGTTAGATTCTATAATACCATGTAAATTGATAGCGCGAGCAGCATAATCAGTACCAAAATCTAATTCACCATGTCGCCCAGGAATTGTTTCAACATAATCTTTAGTAGACGGCATTATATCAAGTCTGTAATCTGACATAATATACATACCAAATGGATATAATATTCCGTCGGTAGTTATAACATAATTAGCCGCAACACCTGTACCATATATATCAGCAACTGCACTCACAACGTAAGGATACACATATAATACACGCCGCGTATTAATTGTTAACATAATATTTGCAGTTAACTGCAGCATATTAGTGCGGCGTATACGTTGATATATTATATCCTGAACATTGGTGTTGCTGGATATTAGACTATTCCCAAATACAGATTTAATAATTTGAATATCACACAATGTATTGCTTGCTAATAATGCATGACTGACCATTTTGACAGATGTATTGCAAACTATAATCGAGTTACTTGTAATATTACTTTGGACTGTTTGGAACGATGTATCATTGTACATCGCTCCATTATATACATAACTATTATACATAGCGTTAACAGTATAAAACTGTTATTTCACCGCCTTATTGTTGAATTGGATAATCATCTCCTGTTATCTCTTTATATTGTTCAGGCGTTATTACACCTTTTTTAACTGCTACAGCCACCATTTGTTTATTCCACAGCCCTCTATCATAGTTTTTCTTTATCATCTCGTATGTCATTGTTACACCTCCTATACATCGTCAGGCATTGATATTAAATTTTGGAATTCCAATGCAGACGCTATTCTTTCTTCGGCAGTAGGTTCGGGTGCAGGCGGATTTTCCTCGAAGTCTGATATAGCGTCCAGCACTTCTTGGTCTGTCATATCATCTGTAATCGGTGCCCCTTGCTGCTTATACATAGCCTTTGTAGCCTCGAATTCCATAAACACACTCATGGATATTGGGTTATCGGCTATCACCCACTTTATGCCGGCGATAGCCGATGCGGGAAATCTCTCATGTACCTGCTGGGGGGTTAATACCTCTCCTATAGGTGTAACTAGATTATCTGTACCGTTCCATATTTTGTAACGCATAATTAAAAACTTCCTTTCTTGTATTTGATATATCCTGTAATAGGGCAAGCAACTGTTAGAACTGTATTTGCTGATGTAGTAGTTTCTGTGTCGGAATTTAATTTATATTTGCTGCCTGCTGTTATGGTAAATATAAATGGTAAATAGTACGCATCTACTGCTG